ATGATGAATATTAAAGCTAAACGAGATATTGCACATAAAACAAAAATCTTAAATCATGCCCGCGAAAGCAAAAACATTGCTAAAACATGTCGTCATTTTGGGATCAGTAGAGAAACTTTTTATACTTGGAAAAGAGCTTATGAACGAGATGGCGAGAAAGGATTAATCAATAATAAACCCTGTCCTGAAAATCCAACCAGAAGAGTTGCAAAACATATCGAAGAGCTGGTTATTTATCTGCGTACGACTTACCATTTTGGCCCCCAGCGCATCGCTTGGTATCTTCTGCGGTTTCATAACATCAAAATATCACGCTCTGGCTGCTACTATGTATTACTAAGAAACAAATTAAACCAACTTCCCCAAAATCAGCGAAGTCGCTCTAAACCACTATTTAAATGTTATCAGAAACAAGTGCCTGGGCACCATGTTCAAGTTGATGTGAAGTTCCTATTTTTTAATACGCCAGATGGTCAACGAATTAAACGTTTTCAATATACGGCGATTGATGATGCGACACGGATCAGAGCACTTAAAATTTATGAAAAGCACAATCAGGCTAATGCCATTGATTTTATTAATTACGTTGTAAATAAATTTCCCTTTAGAATCAAAACGATTAGAACGGATAATGGCCACGAATTCCAATCAAAATTTAATTGGCATATTCATGATCTCGGGATGGAGCATGTTTATATCAAGCCAGCTACCCCCAGATTGAATGGGAAGGTAGAGCGTTCTCATTTAACAGATAAACAAGAGCTTTATCAATTAATCGATTATAAGGATGATGTCGATTTACATGAAAAATTAGCTGAATGGGAGGCTTTTTATAATTATCATCGCCCCCACTCAGCTCATGCTGGTAAAACACCGTATGAAGTGTTAAAAAATAAGCTTGATCTTTAAGACTTAACGTCAGCCGAGGTTCTGAGTGACACAATTAAGGGGAAATACCCTATTTAAACAAATAGTTATTTCCCTGTTTTTTTGCGGAAACTAAGCATAGCTTGCTGTAATAATACGATATTCGCCCTCAATTATAGCTCCCTCATGTTGCCATTCATCGAAGGATTTTTTACGTTCAAATGATCTTTCATTTGCTTGCAAAACAATGTTAAGGTTTTCTTGTAGTGCTTGATAAACAGGGAAAAGTTGATTGATAAAATCTTTATCGTTTAACGCTTCTAATAGGCCCTTACGTTGCATTTCTAGCATTGAAACAATTTCTGCTACTAGATCTCTGAATTTAGCTTCTTCTTGGGCCTTTTTATAACTATCCCATGCTTCCAAAAGAAGACCAGCCACAGCAATGGCCGCATTTGCTTTGGCGGCGAAGTTAACAGCTCCCCAGGGCTTAAATTTCATATATTTAGCCAAATCCACGCCGACCATTTTACCTACAGAGACAATGCCGTCGCGAGCAGCTAATATATGAGTATTATTTAGTTTGATATTTTTTAGGCTAGAAATACCTTTGACAGCTAAATCAGCACCAACTGAGGTTTCAAATCGAGCTATTTCATTATCAAAATCTAGGCTAATACGATGTAATCCACTAGAAATAGATTGACACTGACGACTAAATTCGGTTTCTATTTTTGTATTTAATACAATGCCTTCTGCACCAATTTCATTTTCATAAAAATCGTTAAACGTGGTTAGATCGGTACCTTTTACTTGGCGAATAAGTGAAGTGAAATGCTCATTAACAAAATTTATTAATTCTATACGAGTGCGGATAATTTTATTTTCTATCGATGCCAATTCATTTTTCAAATGTTGTGTTGTATCTGATAGCTGGTTCAATTTATCATCTAATAAACTCTGTTGTTGCCGTACGATTGGCATTTGTTTGCCTAATATGTCTTGAATAATGCTTTTTTGAGTTTCTATTACAATAGGAGTGGCTCCTCCATTTTGTTCTATTGTTTGCTGTGTTGCTTTTTGCAAAGTTGCAATTCGGGATATTTCCTTAAATTCATCTAAATGCTCTAACCAATAGGATGTACCTTCACCAAATGGATTGGCTGAGATACCCACAATTTTTATGTTTTTTTCTTCTTGAACAGTCAACTTAATTAAGTTTTTTAAACGGGTAATTACATTTTGTTTTTTTATTTTTAGATTTTCGTGATAATCCCATTCATCTTCTATATCAGCGACTTCATCGAAGCGACTGAGAACAAAGATTGTACGAGGAAGTAGATTCAGTTCACGAAATAGCCAGGTTAAATCCTCTCCATGGCTTTCTTTCACTGGGTTAACTGAATTCATAACATACAGCACTAAATGTGCTTCACTAACATATTTTTTTGTTATTTCTTTATATTTTTCAATTTCTCCAGCACTATTGAGTTGTTCTTTAAAACCGAATAATCCAGGAGTATCAATTAGCTCAATGTCGTCATCTAAACGGTATACCTGCACTTCATTAGATGACTCCTGCTGGCTAATATTCATACTTTTATCTAAACGTTCTAACCAAGCGGATGCAATGGATGTTTTACCTTCAGAAAAACCACCAATCAAAGCTACTTTTAATATTTTTTCCTCTGCAGTTTTGAGTGCTGTTGTTAATTTTTTGATTAAATTTACATCTGGCTCTAAACCAAAATCACGACCTTTTTCAATAAATTCAGCTAATTTTCGTAGTATTTGATAGTTCTTTTCTTGCTGATATTTAAATTCAGTTACAGTATTACTCATAACAATTCCTTTTTATTTAGTATTTAATATGGTTAGCGATAGTCGTTAATTCAGTATTAGCTTGTCTTAATGAGTTATTGATAGCAGTACATTGTTTTACTGGCAGCTCAAGTTCACTTTGGATCTTTTGCACTTCTACCAGCATTTCTTGCTGAATTTCTCCTATGATTTTATTTATCTCTTTTTCGATGGTTCCATTTGCATTACGTAAGATCTTATTAACTTCTTTTTTTTGTTGGGATTTTTTATAACCTGAGTCAAAAAATCCCCAAATAGATTTTGCTATACCAACTAATGAACCAACTAGGGCGATAGCTCCTCCAACAAATGCTAGCGTCCATCCCACAGGATTTGTTGCCAAAAAAGCAATACCCAGAGCACCACCAACACCACTAGCAATTAATCCACTTATTTGTAGTCCATTATCAACATTAATATTAAATTTAAAATTTTGTTGAAAATTAAGATTATTATTTTGTTTGATAACAATATTCTTTAAATGTTGACTTGAACGGTCAATAATATTTCTAATTTTTTTACCAAAAATATTGGCTTCATTTTCAATGGCATGTTTAAGATCACTTTGTATAGTGATAGCTTTTTTTTCTAATATATTTTTTAGATCGCGTTTAAATTCATCATTGCTTATATCATTGTCAATTCTTTCGTAAATATGCGTTTGTACCTGATCGTGAAAATTACGGCAAATTTTACTCCCTATAGCATTTAATGTGCCGATAAATTCATCTAAAGCAGCATTAATTTTTGATTTTGCATTTGAAACTTCACTTTTTACATTTCTATTTAAATTAGAAAATTCAGTTTGCAATTTTTGTAATTCAGTTAAAGACTCTTTGAGTGTTTTATAAGCTTTATTTAAATTTGATTGCTTAATTTTATTTCTGTAATCGCCAATAATTGCAGTCTTTAAATGAGTGATAAAATCAGTCACACCACTTAATGATAAAATGGTTTTTGGGTCACCAAATTTGTCTAAAAACTTTTTTTGTTCTCTGGCTTCTTTGCTACCAGGTACGATACATTCTGTCAGTGCGAGATAAGCTGGGCGAGCACTTACAACTAAGCTTCCGTAGTATTGTTCTTGTAATTCTGATTTTAATTTTTCATTCATGGCCGCCAAACTGTTACGGTTATCTTCATTTAATAGTGGTGATGTGAGTTGACGCGGACTGTTCGCAGGGTGGTTGTATATAGACCATACTTCACTTTGTGCGGCAAGATGTTTTTTAATTCTTTCCAGCGTTCCTTTTGTCGTTACATTTTCACCATCACTCGTTTGTGGTGGGCGTGCTGTACGAGTAACATAAAATACAGCGTGGGCTTTGCGTACAGCCTCTTCAATTGGCGTACTTACAATCGTTTCATCACCTTCGATACCCGGAACATCAATTAAAGAAAATGCTTGTCCATCGACATTAAAGTCGAAAGAAGTATTATTACGAGTAAAATCAGAACGACCATCCCCAATAATCTGCCCATCAGCAAAATCGGTTAATTTCTTAGCATCATTATCTAAACGGTTTTTTTCTCGCTCAGCTTGTTGTTGTTTTTGTTGTAGCTTTTGCTCCTTTTGACTTAATAGGGTGAGTTCTTGCTGTTTTTTCTCTTGTATTTGTTGCAGAGCCGCAGTTGCCTGTTGTTTTTCTTGTTGTTGGCATTGTAGGAGTTCTTGCTGCTCAATTTGTTGTTGTTTCTTCACTTGTGAACAGTGATCTTCAAGCTCAATAAGTTGTTTTTCTTCATGAGATTTGAAGAAGTAGGCTATTATTTTTTGTATCCAAGTTTGCTCTGCTTTTAGTTTTTCCAATAATTCACTTAAGTTAAAAATTTCAGACTCAATTTCGTTTATCGTATTGTTATGTCTTGTTGCCAATATTTTTGACTCTTGGATGTTTTTCTCTTTTGTTTGGCGAGTGGTTAACTCTGCTTGTATAATTGGCTCAGCATATTTTTTCGACAATTCGGTTATTTCTTGTTGTATTTCTTCAATCGCTTTCGTCATATCCATAATTATACGACAAACTTTATCAAATGCTTCTTGCGTTAATCCAAGCTGCTGTTGGATTTCTTTAAACTTTGACTGACTCTCTTTTTTAGTTTTTTCGCAGAGATATAAACGTAAAGCTTCAATTAAAGTTGATTTACCTGCATTGGTTTCACCATAAAAAGCAATAGTAAAACGATTCCATTCGCTATTTTCTTTTAATTTTTCTAGTTCTTCTTGAATATGGTTGTTGAGTAAACTTAAGTTGTCCATTGCATCAGAAATATCTTCTGCTAATCGTTCATCAAGTTGTTCTTCTGTTAATTTTCCTGTAACCGTTTGTATTTGTTTCTGAATTTTCTCATATATTTCGTTAGATAGTTCGTACATGGCTTCCCTTTCATTTATTACTTTTTTATTAATTTTATGGTGATGGTAAATCACTATATTGAAACTATTTTAGATAAGTATAAGATATTTTTAAATGTTTTTAATATATTCTGATAAAATAATTATCAATACCTTATAAGCATATTTAGAATGTTTTTTGTTGATGAATAATCAGAAAGATAGTAAAAAATTTATTAAGAACCTATCCCTGAAGGGGCATGTATTCAATATTTATATCATCATTGTTCGAGTTCCATAAATGTCCCAATGAACTTACCATGTATTTCTGTTAACTTTGAGTATAGTACCAGCTAAATTTAGCTGGTACACAGTAAATTACCCAACTAGCGATATCCCTCTTATCCCGCCTTCAATAATACTTCCTCTATCAGCCGCCTCGATAAAATCAGCCCACCATTGCATCATGGGGCGTCTTTGCTCTAGGTAGTCACTGCGATTATAGGCGCGTCTAACTTCGTTTTTATCGACGTGGGCGAGGGCGGCTTCAATCACATCAGGTGGGAAGCCTTGCTCATTGAGAGCGGTGCTGGCAATTGAGCGTAGGCCGTGTGAGACAAGTACACCGCCGAACCCAGCGCGTTTTAATGCTGCATTGACTGTTTGGCTATTCATCGGTTGGGTTGGCTTGATACGGCTAGGAAAGATAAACTCACGATTACCACTGAGTGGTTTCATGAGTTCTAGAATAGCCAAAGCTGCACCAGATAACGGAACAGTATGTTCGCGGTTCATCTTCATTCTGGCAGCGGGTATCTTCCATTCCTTGGTTTCAAAGTTGATTTCGTCCCAACGGGCTTCAGCCGCTTCTGCAGGGCGGGAGATGGTGAGTAATTGCCACATGAACAAGCATCGAGTCGATAGGCTAATACTAGCTGTTCGCATTGTTTGCATGAGCTTTGGTAGCTGATCAGGGGGGATACTTGGCATATTCTTTTTCTTGGGCTTTTCAAAAGCCTTGCCAATGTTGATACTTGGAACGGCATCAATTAAGCCAGTATTTTGAGCATAGATCATCACTTCGTTAATACGCTGACAAAGGCGGCGAACAGTTTCAAGTGCGCCTCTGGCTTGAACGGGCTGTATTGCTTGAACCAATATATGGGCTTTGATATCGGTAACACTAATATCACCAATAGCGGGGAAGACATCTCTTTCAAGTGAACGCCAGATATCATTACCATAATCTTCGGTTACGGTGGACTTCTTCACTTCCCACCAACGTTCAGCGACAAGTTGAAAGGTATTGGTTTTAGCCTCTTGAGAGTTTCTTATTTGATCTTTTTGATATTCTTGAGGGTCAATATCTTTTACCAGTAATGAGCGAGACTCTGCTCTAAGTTTTCTAGCATCTGAAAGTGTGACCGCAGGGTAGGCCCCAAAACTTTGTTTGGTCCTTTGTTTTGTATACGGGCGGTAGTAACGGAATTGCCATAACTTGCTTCCGCTAGATTTGATTAGCAGTGTGAGTCCATCACCATCATACAGCTGATAGTCCTTGTCCTGTGGTTTAGCTGCTTTGATTTCGGTATCGGTTAATGGCTTAGTTTTTCTTGCCATGAAAAATCTCCATGCGTTTAGGCCCAACAAAGATGTTAGTTCTTTTCGTTGGGCCTATCAATGGGCCTAAAGGAATTAGCTTGGGTGGGATAAAATAGGACAGTGTAGGACATAAAAAAACCCACAACTCATTGAGTTAGCGGGCTTTTCAGTCTTCTTTGGACGTCCTTAGAAGATAATTTGGTGGAGCTGGCGGGAGTTGAACCCGAGTCCGTAATTTTTTAATTAATTGATTACTAAAGAGTATTTTAAAAGAGTGGCAATCATGTGCACTAGATGTGCACATGGAGGTCATAGTGTAGGGATCCCGAAGGCTATTATATTAAATACTCATTAGAGTGGGATCTCTAGTTTATGCCGTTACATATGTTATTAAAGATGAATAATTTTTGCATATTTATCCATACATCCTATCTCTATATATAGTGGTTCTAAATCTTGTATTGGTGATGGAGGTACCCATATTGCTCTTACTTCATTTTGATATGAGTATCTAAAATGCTTGGAAAATAATATATTAACATCTTGTGGATCACATATCAGTGGATCTAAATATTTGACTGGGGATACGAACCCAGTGTAATCAGAGATTTTTTTACGACAGGCTTTCATCATTTTTTGAAATAAAATTCTTGGGTCAGAAATAATAATACAGGAGTCTGCTTCAAAATCATCAAATTCTCTAAAAGTATATTTATTAGCAAAGCAATGAACGTAGTAATTAGTATTCGACTTAAGATGGAATATAACATTGCCATATGTCGGTATATTGTTATTATCATTATCTTTAATGATTACCTGCTCAGATTTTCTACTAACAGAAAAAGAAAGCTCATCATCTTGTATCGCCTTGTTTAATGAAGGGTCATTGTAGAATGATGCAGGAGAAATTCTAATTCGACCATACTTAAACATTGGCATTAAGTGTGTAATTTTTCCAAATTTATATACATATCCTTCCTTCAGTCCATCAACTTGATCTATTATTTTCTTTGATGCGGGTATTTCCGGATAAGTAGGATTAACGGTAGGAAAATCTTGCAAAAAGCCAGAAGTAAAACCATTAGGATATGGGCCATACCGTAATCCAAACTCTTCTACTATATGAGTCCATTTAATCATCCAAAATATGCCAGTATCATTGATGTCATGAAGACCAATTTGACCTTTAGGAGTAAGGGTAGACATGTTTGATATGATATCTTTAGTCCTTGTTTGTAATTCATCATCAGATATATGTTCCATATACCGATGCTGACGATATTCATTTCGCCAAAGTTCATGACGTTTCACAATATTATCCTTAGCACAAAACTATTATTAGGTTTTATTTTCATCTACCAGTATAGGTTAATCGTATGTATTCTCATTAACAACATGATTATTTTCAAATCAATTAATACCTTCTCATATATAACTGAGCACATTTGCTTTTATTGTGATAACTACACTGATTTGAACTGAAGTATACCGTGAAGAGGCGGTTTTTGATGAAATAATTCTATTAAATACAAAGTTGCCTATTATTTGAAATTTAATTCAATTTAAATAAATCCTAGCTTAAAGATATTTGAGACATATTATTCACCGTCCCCCCATCATACTCCTTAAGATACCCTCCATAGTGCCTAAACAGCATCTCAGGCCCCTTATGCCCCATTTGTCCTGCTAGCCAAAATAGATTAGCGCCTTGGCTAATATGTCTCGTAGCAAAGGTATGTCTCGTTTGGTAAGGATTGCGATATCTGATACCGGCTTTTTTCAATGTTGGTACCCATGCTTTCTTTCTGATTGCATCAGCTCCTGCCCAAGCCTTATTTGTTTTCGGATCTTCAAAAATCACATCATCTTTCAGGAACGTGAATTGCTTCTGGTTATTTAGGGCGTTCAGGGCTTCACTATTCAACTCAACCTTTCTAGTACCAGCTTTAGTTTTGGTTTTCTTAATAACACCAACCACGCTGGCAGATTGCACGTGTGCAGTATTTTCTATGAAATCAATATCACTCCATCTTAATGCACATAATTCAGAACTTCTTAACCCAGTATTAATGGCAAATTGAAATAGGGTTTTCCATTGTTCATATCTTGACGCAGCGAGTAGGGCAGAGACTTCTTTAGGTGACAACGGGTCGACTATATAACTGCTTTCATTATCACTATTATTTGATTGATACCTTGAAGCAGATACAAGGCTTACTGGGTTAATTGACACTATCCCATCGGTAATGGCTTCATCCAGTGAGCTACGCAAAAACGAGAGCTGATTGCGGATGGTTTTTAATACTGTCGTTTGCTTTTGTATCCAGTTTTTTAGGATTGCTGGTGTCAGTGATGAAACATGTAATTGGTGCAAATCAGACAGTGCACTTTTGCATTTTTTATAACCGCCAATCGTTGAGGGAGATAAATTTCGAGTTTCGCAAATAACTAAATACTCATCTAAATAATCAACCACTCTTTTCTCACGATTATTAACGCCAAAAAGCATTAATTTTTTAGAGTTAGGAAAATATTTAGCGTAATTAAAAGTGCCTTTTTCAATGTTATTTTGAATTTCAGCAAGTAACCTTTCAGCATATTTAATATTTTTATTATCGACGGTTAATCTAGAGAGAGGCTCTCTACAGAGCGCCCCTCTATAAGTAAACGTGATAACAATAGTTTGGCTGGTTTTGTTGTTACGAACCGTCACCCCTCTTGGTAGTGTGTAGCCTGTTTGTTTTTTCGCGCCCACTTATTCACCTCAGCAATATCAATCCAACGTTCTTTTGAACCCTCAACTTTTAAAACATGTACACCGACTATCCAATATTGCCGTTGTATGCGCTTATTAATGGACTCTGGTGTTTCTCCGTACATATTGCAGTATGCGGAAATAGGCAAACATTCATATAACATAATTTCCTCCCATATCCGCTTGCTTAATGTCGCGGAGAAATAAATCATAGCCTTCTGTGATATTTTGTCTCATCTTGGTCTTGCCTCATCATTAATAAAATAAGTTGGTCAGCAATGTTGCAGGCATGCTTGATATCAGCTTTTGTACATGGTCTGTTTTTTACACTGGCAGCTAGCTTGCCTAACTTAATATCAAACTCAGTTAATAACTGTTCCTCGGGTGCCCAAGGGGTTAATTGTGGTTGTTTCATGGTGGTTATCCATTGGTTTTGAATAAACCACCACAGTAAGAAAAAATGCAGAATAAAACTGATTATGCTTAATCAATTATTGGCCCGAATAATTGCTTCGATGGGATAGCATTCAGACAAAACACCTCGTTGAGTTAGGGCGTCTTTATCCATTAAACAATTCTGCTCATCGGGATAGGTATAGCCGTTAGATTTATATAAACAATCAGCACCACTGCAAATTAGCAGGAATAAACCATAAATCATTGTTTACTCCTTTGTAGTTCTGCCTGAGTAGGCTGTATTTCTATTCTAATATGTGCAGGAAAGTCATAAGAAACCTTGCAACGTCTATCTGTTGAAACAAACCCGTGCGAGCCATCGGGTAGGGTGATTTTGACTTCCTGGTCTTTTTGATGTTCGTGTCTTAGCATTGGTCTTGCCTCGTTCGTGACATGTCACATTAATGGATAACAGCCGGTGCCGTTGGGTAACCCAGTTGAAGTAACAACGCTTTTTTTACCAGTGATAGCGTTTGTTCTTCTTGGCGAGTGACTTGTTGAGTCGATGCTGTGGTCCACTCTACACTGCATTTATTGTTAGCTTCATCGTGAGTGATGATGACTTCTAATTTCATGGCCATAAAAATATCTCCTGATAATGCGCCCATTGCAGGGCGCTATAGGTATTAACGAACCTGTAGAGTACGTGCACCAGTTTCAAGGTGTGCACCATCTATAGTTTCACCTTTATCAATACGTTCTTTAATTGCTTTTTTATCGGGCGCAGTAATAGTTTGAACATCAACTAATTCGTCAGGAAGTAACGATTCATCATCAATGACAACGGATACAGTGCCTTTTCTTGCTGTAAAGGTATTTCTCAGTGTTTTTAAGCTATCTTTACCAGATGTTAATAAACACGTTAAGGCATACTGCTTTAAGTTTTTAATTTGATTATCAAATTGGTTTTTACGCTCAGCTAGGCGTTTAGATTCTTTACTTAGGGTTTCAGCTTGTCCTTCAATATTACGAACATGGACCATAATTGCGTCTAACTTGTCGCCTAATTCGCCCTCAAGACCCTCTAAGGTATCGGCAACATCCTCTGCTGTGAATTCACCTGTTTCGACGAGTTGTTGTAATTTGCTGTAGTCAGCAGCCATTGCAATAGCAGTTGTCTTGGTCATTAGATTGCCTCTTCTTTTTGTTTCAGTTGGTCTAAACACTCTTTTTCAATTTCATTTAGTCGGCGTAGACGGCCGTTTAAATATTTTTCATATTCACTGTCGCCACGTTGTTTGGCCAACTTGGCATGCGTTGATATTTCACGGGTGAGGGTGGATGTGATACCCCGTAATTCGTTTGGCGTCACTGCACTGCGCATCGTTTCAGTGTGTCGCGTGAACTTCTCATCTAACTCTTTGCGAATGCGGGTCGCATCTTCAGCGTTATCGCTGGCGGCTTTAATTTCATACTCGAGCTTATTACTCGCCACATATTCAGGGTTATCATGCATTCCCATATAGACGTCAGAGCTAAAGCCAAGCATGGAAAGTGCTTTTTTGATGGAATCGGTGAGTGATTTTTTTATCACTTCACTGTCCGTTCTTATTCCTTGCTTGGTCTGATAGCGATAAGGTGTGGCACCGTAACTCTCAAACTCACCACGAGTTTCGCCTTCGATGATGTACCAAAAGCGGATCTTGATTGAGTGATTTTGTTCAAAGAGTAATGTTCCATCCCCATCACGCAGGAACCTCATTGCGACTTGTTTATGGTGGGCATCGAGTACGGGCTCGACAAGCGGCTTTCCATCAATCATTTTTTCTTCAATGATTTCATAACCCCAGCCTTCACCTATTGGGCCAAATATTTCAGTCGCACGCATAAACATATAGGTGCTGTTGATACTGGTACCAACAAAGCCCATACCATCAAGTGGTTTGGTAAAGCGTGAATCAGTACGTTGTACTTGCTTCCAAATATTAAGGTGGTTTGTATTACCGCTATTAAGCACCTCATCAAGTACTGCTGCGCGTTGTTGAAAGTCATCTTGTTCAGTGGCAATTGGCGTAGGAACAACAGGTGTCTCAATCACAACTGGTTCTTTTTCTACTCTAGCCGGTGTGTCTTTTTTCTTGCTGGTGCGCTTTGGTTTCTCTGTTTTAGCCGGTTGCTCAGGTGTTTCATCATTAGCCGGCTTAGCATCTAAATTATCAACAGCGAAACGGCCACTACCGAGAGATGTTACTTTTGGGCTGTTGGCACTAAGTTTTGAATCGATAAACGCTTTACGGGCATTCGCATCATCAAATAGTTCGGGCTTTTCGCGTGCCTCAGCCACTAGTGCAAAGATGTTCTCGCGAGGGATATCTAGAACGCTAGGGAATGTGCGTAAATCCATTGATAAACGCTTCCATGCTTTATCTTCAGCGCTGATGAGTTCTTTTGCTTTGCGAATATCTGCACTTTTTGCATCGCTTGGTTTAACATCCATGAGAGCGAGGGCAATTTCGAGGTCAAGAGCGGCATAATCACGTTTAAGAACAGGCTCATCTTCAACGGGGGGTAGTTCAGGCTCCTCGGTTAACCAACTTTCACCAAGCGCCTTAGCTTCTTCGATAGTGACATTATCGTCAGCATACTCATAAACCGCCTGCGCGATTTCCATCGTGGCTTCAGCATCCATTAATGAAACTTTGGTGATTTCAGCAAGGCCAGTGGCGATATGTCGAATCTTTGGCGCTTCTTTACTTTCATTGAGATATTTCAATGTTGAAGTGTATTCATTATCAGTAATTTGAGTTTTACCAAACATCAGTAAAGCAGCTACGCGGGGTTTAGTTGCAAGCTTTTTAAATTCTTTATATTTAATGGGTTGCCATTTTTCGCCGTCAAATTCATTTTCAACAGCAAATTTTTCATCGAACTGATCGAGCGCAGGGCGAGGGGAACCGACAGCATCCTCACAAATAATAGGCTCATCGATATTAAAGTTATCCATAGAATCAGGGTAAGCTTCTGATAGCTTAATCATTGCTGTTGCTGCCGCAATTTTGGCATTCGCTGCATTGAAAGCGATGGTTAAAGGTATAGCGCCATTGGTTCGAGCCTCGGTCGTAGGCTCAAATACACAGATAAAAGTTGTCATTGGTCTTGCCTCTTAATAAGGGATTTGTTCGTCAGTTTTAGAAATGGGTTTGCCTTCTAAACACAGCAGCATTTGGATCTGGTCTTCCAGTAAGCTTGATTTCACCTGCGCATCAGCAAGAATTTTGTTCTGCTCGGCTTTGAGTGCATTTATTTCTAACTGAACAAGTTCTGCATTGGTTGGTTCTGTAAAAGGAATTTCAGTAACGTGTTCAGCAATAACAAAGCCTAAACCTGATTTCACATCAGACTTAAATGCATAGGCGTTGAATTGATATGAACCATCAGGTTGCTTCTGTGCATGAATGTATAAGGTGACACTTAGGGTTTTAGGTTGTGCTTTCATAGCAGCTCCTTTAAAATAACTGTGATCAGTGATTTATCATTGGTCTTGCCTCTTCTAGCGTTTGGTCGCGCTAGTAGAACTCTCGGTTAGCTTTGGTCGGCGACCCGAGGTAAAGGAACCCACTTCGGTGGGTTTTTTTACGTCTATAATTTGTTGCCTGATTATTTAACCTCATCAGGCAGCTGAGGTTCTCGTGTACCCCTACAGCGAGAAATCGGCTAAAATATACTCTCCCCTACAGAATGAGAGTTTTTAGTTATGAGTAATAACAGTATTCAACAGCAATTAGATGCACAGCATATTTTAATAAAAGCGATTTTTAATGTGTTAACTTCCGAGCAAAAAGAAGAAGTTAAACATCAAATTGGGCATTTAAGTCAGGCTGCAAGATATCCTCATATTTTGGAGTCGTTTAACTCAGAAAATGCGATAGAAGAAGCCCAGAATGCCGCATTGGATTTACTTCGTATTATATAAATCCATCACCTAGCGACCAGTTATGCCTATTTTCTTTAATTATGGTCGCTATTTCTTCATCAATAATGGCTTGATGCTTGTTGATTTCCTCAATCAATTTACGTCCTTGGCCAATAACTTTGATTCTTGTGTAGAGAAACGCATCAGTCAGCAAATCGATCCTGTCTTTAATATCCTGAAGACTACTCCCTTCATTCGCCATTCTAGGTATCATGCTTGTGGCAATAACATTAATGTCACTCAGCACAAACCCGACGTAGTTTTTTATTTTTGCTATTTCATCTTCGTTGTTAACTTTGTTGTCCATATTTATTTCCTATTTTGATTATATTGCCCGTCTTTCCGAACTGTCAGGTCTTGCCTCTGGCTTTGGTCTAAAAATCTTATCTGGTACTACTAAAAATTTGGTTTGAACACCTGACTAAACACTTGCTGTGTTTGTTTAAACAGTAAAACTTATTTAACTGAGATTAAGTTTAATTAATCAAACAGAAGAGTCAAGGAAAAAGTTCGTAAAATTAAACTTATTTTCTTTGAGCGTAAAAAAACCCACGCACGGTGGGCTTTTCTTTAATTGTTGGTCTATATCAAATCTTGTTCTATTCGAACACACACACCTATAATTTCACAGGCATCATCAAAAGGGATCGGTTTATAATTAGGGTTGATTGGCATTAAATATTCATTGGGCCCATCAACAACATATTGTTTTACCGTTGTTTCATTACTATCTTTTAATCGGGCAACGACAATCCGACCATTATAAATATCCTTTTCAGGGTCTACTATGACAATAGCCCCTTCTGGTATTGAGATGCGACTACGACCAGTTGTATCTACCATTGAATTCCCTACTACTCGCAAGGAAAATGAACTACCTGAAACTTTAGCGGTTGTTTCAATCCACTCGGTAAACTCGTCAAAACGCTGCTCAATCATGTCTTTCCATCGCCCTGCTTGTACATAGGAAACTAGTGGAACTCTCCTAGTTATATCAGGACCAAGAGTTACATTCCCTTTAATTTCCTCAATCAACCCTCCATCTATTAGCCACTTCTCAGTGACTCCAAGTACAGTTGCTAATGATGATAAGAATTTTGCAGACGGCTCGGTACCACCGTTAACCCACTGGCTGACGGTTCCTTTTGATGCGCCTGTCGCATCCATGATGTGCTTACTTTTTAATTTTAACTCCCGCATCCTCAGGTTAATGCGGTCGCTCATTGTTTGTATTGTCATGTTTATATAATTAAACAAATTAAGTTTAATTTCTTGACTTTCTATAGTTTATTTATTTAAACTTTAGACCGTTTAAATAAATGGAGAAAACGATGAAAAAGCAAGATGTCCTTAAATATTTTGGCGGTACAACAAAAACTGCCACTGCATTAGGTGTTTCAAAATCAACAGTAAGCCTATGGAAGGAAACTATCCCTTGGAAATATGCACTATTGATTGAAAAAATCACTAACGGTTCATTGTTAGCGAGTATACCTACAAATCCAGTTTTAAATTGATTTGTCTTAATCAATTTTGCGACAGGAGACGCGAGTAGATGAATTTTGATATCGATATTGTCCGCTCTGAAATTGAGAGCTGGGCTACAGAACATGGTCAAGAGCATGTGGCGATAGAGATAAGCCGTGCGTATTTGCAGATCACACGAGACAAATCACAGAGCCGCTTGCATGTGATTGAAGATGAACGAGGGCAAGCGGATTGGAAAGCGATTAACAATAACCGACAGCAGATATTTCGTTGGTTGCGAGGCGATTCGAACGCATCAATGAAGAAATTAGCAGAGCTGATGCCTGCGATTGAAATGGCGTTGCCAGCTTCGAGGTTAGCTCGAGTGCGAGGCGACACTAAAAACTATTTAGCATCAGTGGCCATACAGCGATTTGCAGAAGCTATGACCGAAATTTTATTAGAGGGGCGTGACATGTCACACCGAATAAATAATGCCGTTAACGCACTCAATGCAATATCACGCCCGACCAGCGTGCACTAATTCAAGAGGCAAGACCAATGCTAAGAACGACTGAATTGATTACCTATTGCAATGGTTTTTTATTGAATGGAAAGCCAGCAGACAGAAAACAAATCGAAGATATTTTCGAGGGAAGAAGGGCGATAGCGCTCAATATTGGGGAGCAATACGAACAACAAAAACAAAAGCTACTTTTAAAGAAATTGTCGCCTGAGCAGTACCAGAACGCTTGTCGCGATATCGCTAAAGCGCTGGGGGTGTGAAATGAGACCATCAGACTTGTTACTCGATTTTGGGCGACCAGTGGCTTACTACCCTGGTCTTGTTAAACGCTTTGGTAGCGTCAATGCGGTGATATTTTTCAGCCAGATATTTTATTGGCAGGATAAAACGGATTCTGAATTAGGGGTCTATAAGTCATCTGAGGACATTACGGCCGAAACGGGGTTAAGCTATCGCGAGCAACTCACCGCCAGAAAGCACCTCGTTAAACGTGGGATTTTAATTGAAACGGATAGGCGTTTAGAACACAAAATATATTACCGTATAGATTGTGACCAACTTGACCAAATAATGTCGCAACCTATTGATAAAGTCCCAAATGCGCAAAGCGCAATCGGGGAAAGTCACAATGGGGATTTGGCGAAACAACAAAATGAACAGCCGCCACAAGACAAATTCGACGGTGGCGGTGAAACAAATCCGCAGTTCGATCCTACAGAGATTACAACAGAGAATACTACAGAGAATACTAATGGTACGTCAGGTCGTGCTGACGAACCCAAACCATCATCAAAAATAAAATTAGATTATGGCTCTATCCTTGAGGCTTATCACTGCATTCTGCCTGATATGCCATCGGTTAAAGTGATGACTGATGCACGAAAACGGACGCTGAGAAACTTTTGGCTAAAATTTAAATTTAACCAGGAACGTTGGGAAAATTACTTGTCGTACATTGCGAATCATTGTCGCTGGATGACAGAAGATCGTGATAACGGCCGTGGTGGTTTATGGCGTCGCAAGAACTTGGATTACCTGATCACTGAACGCTGCTATGTGGCGGTCAAGGAGGAGCGAGCCAATGACAAATAATTATTTTGTTCCTCCCTGTAACCTTGAAGCTGAACAAGCGGTTTTAGGTGGTTTGATGATTAGCACAGACGAAGATAAGCGTCAGCATGTTATTTCGCTAATTAAACCTGAATCATTCTATCAGTGGTCACATAATCGGATTTTTGCAGAGATAGTTCGACTGATTAAAACCAATCAGCCTACTGATGTAATTACCGTAAGCGATGCGCTAACAGCTAATGGTGATTTAGACAATGTTGGTGGATTCGCCTATGTCGCTGAGCTTTGCATGTTACCAACAGCAGCAAACATAGTGAATTATGCAAGGATCATTCGTGATAAGGCCATACAGCGTTATGCGATTAATAATCTCAATAATTGCGTTGAAATGTTGATGGCCAATGATGGGCTTGAAGTGAGTAATAAACTCGCTAATGTACAGCAAGTTGTTTCAAGTATTATTGAACATGCGAAAACTGGAAAAAGTAAAGGGCTTAGACCTGCTCGTGATGTAGTAGAGGACTGGATTGAAGAAGTTGAAAGGCGTTTTGATGATCCGACGAATGCCGCTGGTTTTACTTTAGGTATCGAATCACTTGATGACTTAATGGCTCCCAAGCAAGCGCTAAGAGGATCTTTAATCGTTGTGGGTGCTAGACCTAAAATGGGAAAAACAGCTTTCTACAACCGCGTAGCCACACATTTTGCCCTAAACCATCGGTTACCTACATTGTTGTTTAGTTTGGAAATGACGGACAGGGGGATCATTGAGCGCATGATTGCTCAAGAGGGGGGAGTCTCCGCAGATATATTCTATACCGGTGCGCATGATGATATGGAAATGGCGCGGGCGTTAGCAAGAGCTGAAGAAATCGCAGAGTCGAATATGTACATCGACAGCACTCCTGGTGTTGATTTGCACCATATTATTGCGGAGTGTCGAAAGGTAAAAAGAGTTAAAGGGAAAATTGGGCTCATTGCTGTGGATTACCTGACATTAATCAAAGCTGCCCCAGCAGAACGCCGCGATATTGCCTACGGTGACATTACAACAGGTTTAAAAAACTTAGCCAAGGAAATGGATTGTGTGGTCCTGTTACTTACCCAGCTTAACCGTAAACTGGAAGAACGAGCTGATAAACGACCAACACCTGCAGATAGTCGAGATACAGGACAAATTGAGCAAGATTGTGATGTTTGGATAGGTTTATACCGTGATGCGGTTTATAACAACAATGCAGATAAATCGTTGATGGAAATTATTCTTCGTTTAAATCGTGATGGTAACACTGGAACCGCTCATGGGCAGCTGGTGGATTCGTATATCAAAAATATTAGCCAAGGTGAGGTGGAAAGGTTGTCGTTTAAGGGGCTGGACAAAGGAAGAGGATATTTAAAGAAAGGGACGCAAGCGTTTTGAGTTATTCGTTGATTAATAGATATAGCTTATCTTTTAGGTATAATGTTTATAGTCATAAAATAGATGAAAGATAATATTAATGAAAAAAAATTTTAGTAAATTGGAAGAAAAATTTAAACATTTCATATCAACAAGTCTGGGGAGCATATGTTTAGATGATATGAAAGAAAGTTTTGAAAAAGGAGATGGCAGGCAATATCAAATGGCTGATTTTCTTCTCAAAAAGGATAAAATTATTTTAGAAATGAAGACATTATTTAGCGATAGAAGTCAAATTGTTAATGAAAAGCTTAATGATTTAACAAAAACAGATTTGTGGTTGAAAAATAATTGGTATGGTGAAGTTCCTTTAGAGGAGTTAATTGAAAAACATCCTAATTCTGTTCAGTTTAGACAAAAAATATTAGATTTTGCGTATAGAAATATTAAAGAAAATATATTAAAAAAAGCGAACGAACAATTAGGGATTACAAAAAAAATTCTATCTATACCCAAAACGATAGGGGGGTTAGTATTACTGAATGACAAAGTCGTATCTTATGATTCAAACCACCTTAGTACTGAAATATTATTTCACCTTAAAACTGGTAAATTTGAAAGTATTGATTTTGTTATATTTATATCGGAAATAAATGAAGGTTATATTGACCTTAATTTACTTTTAAATAGCAGTACAGGTAATGATGAGTATGTTAAATGGTATTTTGAAAGCAACTTTATGTTCAAATGGGCATCATATAATAATGCGGGAATACAAATGCATAGATAAAAGCATGGAGTATAAATTTAAAATGGAACAGAAATAATGAATATTAAAGATATAGAGTCAGAAGAAGGAATGATTTTATGGAGAGGATGTTTAAATAGCCATTTAAATCATTTGATTGAAAATTTAGAAGTTGTTAGAAATAGTAATAACTATAGAGTCGTTAAGTTATATCCATTGTATGCATCTATTATAGAAGATATTATTTCGTTAGATATTCTGACAAAACACTCTAGGTTAAATCAATGCTATATAATATCGAGGGCTCTCTTGGAAAGAGTAATCAATTATTGTTATTTGCTTTATGCCTCAAATGAAGAGTATGAATCATATGTTGATTATACTAAAAATAAAGCAGCCCGAAGCTTGTCTAGAAGTATAGAACTAGATGGCGTTAAGAAAGTTAGCGTGGAGTTTGCTAATGGTTATTATGAATTACCAGAAGATTATAAAAAAGCCGTTGATAAATTTACTAGTAAAAATGGAAAGGAAATACCTCGATGGACAAGTTTAAATATAGATAAAAGAGCTATTTTTCTTGATGAAAAGTCAGGGAAGAATCTGCTATTACATGTTCTTATGATATATGGTGACGCGTCAGAAGCTTTACATGGTACCCTTTACGGGGCATTGTTTCATTTGGGAACCTATAATATTGGTTCAATACCAACAGATCAAAATTCACTTGATGAACATAGAAACAGCGCATTATCTTTTTTATATTTCATGGCAAGCTCTGCTATTGGAACGTTATTTTTTGCTTTAAAGGATAATGGCGTTGAAGTTAATGAGTCATATGAGCAGATGGAATCTAAATTTAAAAGTGTGACTATTAATACTGGTCTGGCTAAATCATAATTAGGCTGAGGTGATTATGGATGTTAATTGGATGAGTAAGTTTGATTGGGGTATTGCCATTGCAATTTTATCACTGTTATTTACTACAGTTGTTAGCTTTATTACAATCCGATATACAAAAAAATCTTTAGAGTACACCAAAAAGTCTGTACAGATTGCAAATGATTCATTAGATGCAACGACAAAATCAGTTGTTACCTCGATCGAGATTTATGAACGCCAAAAAAAAGACGATTTTGAAAAAGAAAATACAATAACAAGATCGGAGAAGAAAGCTTTGAATTATTTGATTTATACTGAAGCTAATGGTAATTTTATTGTTTTTCAGCCTGTTTTCGATTTTTGTACTTTTATTAGAAGTAATAAAGTAAAATACTATTTATATAATAACAAGGGGAGCGAATCATTTTTAAAGTACGCTGTAAATGATAATGAAGAGATTGCTTTCTTGTTTTCAAAACAATCTTTAGATGTAATAGATAAATATTTACTTGATACTGCCAGAGTAGACAGCATATTAGTTGAAAAGTTAGTTTTACTAAAAATTAGTACATTAACATATAATAACTCATTTATTATCGCCTTAGAAACCATGATGAAAGCTAATTTAGATAAAAATGAATTAATGGATTTTATAAATAAGTGGATGGTGTTTGTTTCAGCATATAATAAACAATATAAAGATATAATAGACTATTGTAAGCTAAACATGAAATTGTGATATGATTATATTTAATATATAATAGTTACACTATTGGTTTGAACACCCAATCTTAACACTTGCTGTGTCTACTGAGAGAAACGTATGGCACAGCATAGCTTTATCAAAATGTCTAACGACACTCTTGTACCGGCTAATCCAGCGGCAAGGGATTTTTTGCATTCCAAAATCAAGTGTGGTGATGTGCTTTCGGCTGATTTCAAGAAAGCTCGTAACCCTCGTTTTCACCGTAAATACTTCGCTTTACTCAATCTAGGGTATGAATACTGGGAACCAACCGGCGGTACCATTTCGCCTGAAGAAAAAGAATTGGTTCGTGGTTACGTTAAATTCCTTGCTTACTACACAGATAACGACGATGCCCTCCAATCCGCTGCAGATGTTTACTTAGACGATGTAGCACAGAAACGCGCTCACAATATTTCAGCGACCAAATCCTTTGATGCTTTCCGCTATTGGGTAGTAGAGCAATCAGGCCATTATGAAACTTTTGAAATGCCAGACGGTAGCCTACGCCGCGTGGCTAAATCAATCAGCTTTGCCAAAATGGATGACCTAGCCTTTGGCGAACTCTACAAATCCACACTTGATGTGCTCTGGAACTTCATTTTATTCCGCAAATTCCCCACTCAAGAAGCTGCTGAAAATGCGGCGGCTCAGTTATTAGATTTTACCTAGAGGCAAGACCAATGACCAAGAAATCAAAGACCAAAGAAGATAAACAGTGGCTATCAGATGTGGCCGCACTTGGCTGTATCTGCTGCCGCAATATGGGATATGGCGCAACCCTCGCGGAAATCCATCATGTAAGAACAGGGCAGGGAATGGCGCAGCGAGCTAGCCATAAAGACGTTTTACCGTTATGCCCACATCATCACAGGCCTAGTTATGACACTGGTTTTCATGCAGCGCCTAAAACATGGCAGGAAATTCACGGTACCGAAATCGAGTTACTGGAACAAACGAAAAGAGAAGTCATGGAGCTGCGCGCATGTCGAGTATAAAAAGTATTTCTGATGGACTCGTACTCGGTGCAGAGCAAGAAGCTTGGTTGCAAGGTTGGCTATCCAAATTCGGTGCTTGGGTTTACAGTGGTAGATTAGAAAAACGCCAAAGCAGTATCATTGCTGAATTTATGGCAACGGTAGAAAAACGTGATTATCCAGAAAGGGAAATGTGTAACGATGACGACGGAATGTTAATCACCAAGGTGGTTGATAAAATTTATCATATAGACCGAATTGCATTCACGTTATTGTTATTACGTTATGCCTTTGTGAGCTCTGACCGTGCCATTGCTCGTTATTATTATGGTATTGCACAGCCACGCCAGATGGTTCGTAGGAATCGTACGCTTGAATATCGAAAACCCTCGATGGCCACATGCCGCCGTGAGGTAAAAGAAATCATCCGTTCTGCAGAGTATTTAATTTACCCACATCTCTATAATGCATTTAAAATACGCGATAATGAGTGGAAAAAGAAAAATAATAGTAAGAACGTGTTGACTTCCTTGATCCAATGAGCCACTATTTCAAGGTAAGTTGCCATTTTAGTAACTTCACCAACTAACCCAGCCAATGCGCTGGGTTTTTTGTTTTTATCTACAGACAAAAACTTATGCTTAAGTAAAATATAGTTTTAATATCTTACTTGAGGATGAGTTAATGTCAGATTGTGTTGAAGGTACAATAGAAAAACTGCTATGTGATGTCTATAACGAAATGTTTTCTAAGAAAAAAGACCATTTCTTGTATTTTGCAGAAGAAGGTATTTCGTTTGAATTGTGGCTAACCACTGAGTTAGCGATGTATTTTAGGAATGAGAAATATAACGTTGATTTCACACCAGGAGTGGTTATTAAAGAAGAGGTTGTTGGTGTTGAGAATCAAATTAAAACTAAATATAGCTGTAGATACCTAGATTTATTTGTTTCAAACGAAATAGATCAGTGTGCAATTGAATTAAAAATAGCAACGCCTGCAACTCAATCAAAATATAATATTGCTTGTAGAAATGATATCACTAAGTTATCCAACATAAGTAAGATATCGACTAAAGCGAAGATTGCAGATTATAACAAAATGAAGAAGCTATTTGTTCTGGTTGTTGTTTCTAAGCGTAATGAAGTTGGATATAAGGCCAACTGGAATGAATGGCTAGATAAAATATACGAAGATTCAAATGAAAAAGCGGAAAGTTTAATTAAATATTCAGAGTTTTCAGAGAAAGATAATGAAGATTTAACAGCGGTGGTTTACCACAAATTTGTCAAATAAAGCTTGCTGTCACCTTTGTTCAGAGTTACATGTGTGTTCACGACCAATAACTGACCAAAGGTATAGAAATATCATGTTAAAACAGATTGATATGACAGAAGAGGCAAAAATTGTTTTAGAAGTTGTTCCACACTCCTGGTGGGCAACAATAGAAGAAATCTCAAGTTACACTGAATTAGCAAAATCACGCTGTCAGTTGATATTAACGCAACTAGCAATGGCGGGATTTATCAAAGAAAACATCGAAGAAAATACATTTCAAAATATCTAGCACTGTGAAAATGGGCGGCTGGTGGGTGTTGGTAGCACCTTACCAGCCATTCGCCCGTTCAGATACGGATCACGGACAAACTAAAGCCCACTGCTTATGTGCACAAAGCAAGTGAAGCTTATCAAAAAAGGTTTCCCTGATCTATGAAAAACACTGTGAATTTAAACAGTATCAATTTAGTCAATGACGACTCACTAAACTACATAAAAACACTTCCAGACAACTGTATTGATTTAATCGCAACTGACCCGCCATACTTTCAAGTAAAGTCGTGCAGTTGGGATAATCAGTGGGAAAATGTCACGTCTTATCTATTATGGCTTGATGAAATGCTTGCGGAGTTTTGGCGCGTTCTGAAGCCGAATGGCAGCTTATATATGTTCTGCGGTTCAAAACTTGCAGCAGATACTGAGTTGTTATTGAGAGAACGCTTTAACGTCCTGAATCATATCATATGGGCAAAACCATCAGGACCATGGCGTAGAGCATGTAAAGCTGACCTACGCAGTTTCTTTCCAAGTACTGAAAGAATTCTTTTCGCTGAACATTATCAAGGCCCATACAAAGGCAAAAGTAGTGATTATTTACAGCAATGTAAGCAGCTAAAAGAAAACGTGCTCAAGCCTTTGATTGAGTATTTCAAGCAGTCGCGTGAATCGCTTGGGATAACAGCGAAAGAAATAAAGCAAGTAACCGGTAAGCAAATGGCGTCTCATTGGTTCAGCTACAGCCAATGGCAATTACCTAATGAGTCTGATTACCAAAAGCTACAAGAATTATTTCGCCGTGTAGCAAGTGAAAAGCACAGTGAAAACCCGTTAAATCGAAGTCATTCAGATTTAGCAGAAACTCAAGTAACACTTAACCGAGAATATCGAGAGCTTGCCGAGCAGTATCAACTGTTACGCCGTCCTTTCTCGGTTACTGTTGATGTTCCTTATACTGATGTTTGGACCTATCCGCCTGTGCAATATTACCCGGGTAAACACCCTTGCGAAAAGCCAGCCATGATGATGGAACACATTATTAATAGCAGTAGCCGAGAGGGTGATGTTGTTGCCGATTTCTTCATGGGCTCTGGCGCCACAATAAAAGCGGCATTAAAGCTTAATCGCAGTGTTGTCGGGGTAGAGCTTGAAACTGAGCGATTTGAGCAAACAAGATTAGAGATCTGGAGGGATATTATTATCTAATTCATAGGATCTTGCATTATATCTTGAAATCTTCCATCGTAGCAAAATTTAAGATAAGGATTATAATAGAATAAATATTTTTCGCTGAATGGATTTATTATGGAAATCACAACTGAAAAAGAGTTGGCTCAAGCTCTTAAAGGAAATATTGATACAATCACAGTGACTGGTAATCTAGCTAAAGCCACCATTAAAATTAAGGCAACAGGGAGTGTTGCATGGGCAGTTGCTTTTGGGGCAATCGGTATCGCTGCATTTGCTACATATGCTACAGTGGGAACAGGAGGAGCCGCTACTCCTGTCACTGGGTTTGCTGCTATTGGTGGTTCTGGCGCAGCAGTAGGGATATTAGGTACAGCAACCACATGGAGCGCAATATCTATTGCTGTTGCTGCTGGTGGTGTAGGTGTTTTAAACAAACTAAGAAAATATAAAATAGTTGAAAAAACGGGTGATAGGATTGTACTTAAAAGAAAGTAATTCTATTACGATTAGAAAGGGCTGCGCAATTGCGTGGCCTTTTTTATTAACTCAATCTCGGGCACTCCGTAGGGGGTGAAATCATGCGTATGGATAAATATAGCAACGCAGCCTACGGTAGTGCTGGGCTTACAGCATTCTTTGCGAGCTTATCGCTTTATGAATGGGGCTTTATTATTGGGATGGCGTTCAGCATCATTCTTGGTCTCGCTACTTTCTTTATGAATCGACGAGAGCAACGAAAGCGAACACGTTTATTTGAAGAACTCGTTAATAAAACCGACCCACAGAACCCTTCAGCTACTGCACGAAAAGCCGCCGAACTTATGGCGAAAGCACCTAAGGATATCTAATGTCACTTAAACAAAAATTAACTGTGCTTGTTGGCGCAGGGGCTTCGGCTATCGCTTTAACAGTGATTGCACATTTTGAAGGTGTTAGATATGAACCTTATGAAGATGTGGGAGGGGTATTAACGGTCTGCTATGGCCATACGGGAAAAGACATTGTCCCTAATAAAGTTTATTCAAATGAAGAATGCAACGAGCTGTTAGAGCTAGATTTTATGAGAACTAAACTGCAGGTCGATCGCCTGGTTAAAGTTCCTGTTGATGAACATACAAAAGCCGCTCTTTATTCATTTGCTTTTAACGTTGGTACCGGGGCATTCGCTAAGTCGACAATGCTAAAAAAGCTAAATGCAGGCGACCAATACGGAGCTTGTGAAGAATTGAAAAAATGGGTTTACGCTGGTGGAAAGGTATGGCGTGGACTAGTTAATCGCAGAGAAGCGGAGGCGGCAATATGCCATGGAAATCTATAGTGGTTGTAATTTGCTTTATGCTACTCGCGATATCAATTATTGCTTTTGGCGCTTACCGTTTGACAGATAACACATGCGGCATTGATAAGGCCAGTTTAGAAAAGCGCTGCCAGAAAGCTATCGATCACTACAAAGGTCAGCAAGTTAATTTTTAATCTTCTATATGGTAATCACCATGAATACAGTCAGAGTCGCGTTATTTATCGCTGCGTGGGTGGCCATATGGGGAATGTGGAAACAACATGAAAGGATAGGTGAGCTAAACACCAAGAATACCGAACTACTCGTTGAGCTGACAGAGCAAGTCAAAATCAATGAAGATTATCAAGAGCGCGTCCAATCCCTTCATAAACTTGATACTAAACATACTCAAGAGCTAACAAATGCAAAAGCTGAAATTGATAAGTTGCGTATTGCTGCTGAGCGCAATCCTGAGCGGGTGTACATCAGAGCCAGTTGCCCGAAAGGCGAAACCAATTCCACCTCCGGCTTGGATGATGGAACAGCCGCCCGACCTACTGAGTCCGCTATCCGAAATTATTGGTTACTCAGACAACGAATTGCAGAGTCAGAGCAAATGATCAAGGGGCTGCAGGAATATATCGCCTCAACTTGCATGCAATAAAAAAGGCTATGTTATTATCTCTGGGTTAATTACATAATTCTGAGGTTAATAAGATAAGTTATGACTGCTGAACTAATTTGCAAAACTATTGGTGCTATTTTAGGGGGGAGTGGTTCGATACTGATTGCATGGAGAGCCTACAATATACTTAAATGGATAAAAAATACTGTAGATAGTCACGAGTTATCGCTAATAGCAATTACTCAGGTTATTAACCGAGAACCGCAAACCGTACCTATGATAACCGGCATGACGACACATCTGGATAACTATGAAAAAGGATGGGGGATTAAGTTATTTGTTATAGGATTTATTATGATAATTCTAGGGGTTATTTTTACTGTAATCTCATTTTGGTTATAACAGGTTGTAATTTATAAACCCATTACAAAGCCTACTTTCGAGTGGGCTTTTTAATAGGTTAAGGAGATAAACACGATGGCTAAACCGGATTGGGGGACGCTACAGCAACAGTTCCTCACCGAACATGCTAAATCAGGAATATCCCCTAAAGAGTGGTGTGAAGACCAGGGACTTAATTACGCAACAGCAAGGCGATATATTAAAAGGCCAGCTGCGCAATCTGCACAAAAAACTGCGCAAAAGAAATTGCGCACTGCGCACGATAAAGAATGCGCGAAAGAGCCTATGTGTAATGGTCCTATACCAACTGCGCAAATTAGCGAACAAGATAATGCGCACGATGATGAAAACACATTTAACCTGCGCAACTACGGGCTTAACGATATGCAGTTCAGATTCGTCAATGAGTATCTTGTCGATTTAAATCGGACGGCAGCTTATAAGAGAGCCGGTGGAAATGGCGAAGGTAATACTGCTTATGTTGGCGCTAGTCGGATGTACAGAAATGCTAAGGTCAATCGCGCAATTACAGACGCATTAGCGGATAGAGAACGCAGAACTCAAATTACCCAAGATGCCGTATTGAAAATGTGGTGGGATATTGCGACCGCAGACGTTAATGAACTAACTGAATATCGTCGATTATGTTGTCGTCATTGTTGGGGCTTTGGATTTAATTATCAGTGGCGTGATGCGGTTGAATATGATGATGCAGTGAAAAAAGCCATGGCAGCAAGTAAACCACCTCCGCAAGATGTGGGTGGTTACGGTTACGATGACACATTAGACCCTAACCCTGATTGCCCTCGATGTAATGGCACGGGTATTGGCCGTGCGTATTTTCATGATACGCGTGACTTAACTGGTGCGGCTCGTCGTTTATTCGCTGGTGTGAAAGAGGGTAAGTTTGGTGTAGAGATGATCACTCGTAATCAAGACGATGCGCTTAAAATGGTCGCACAACATTTAGGAATGGTTAAGAACAAGACTGAGATAACTGGTGCTGATGGTGGACCCATTCAATCAACAGGGATAGACCTTAGTCATTTGAGTTTTGAGCAGCTTTTGCAATTGAGAAGCAAAAATAAGAAATATTAATATAATTTGCATATTTATCAACTAGGTATTATAAATTACATTCTAAATTTTTAATAGGCTAAATTCAATGCAGAATAACTCAAAAAAAATAATTATAGATAGTTTTATTTCGTTTATAGAAAACATAGAAAGATTAAGCAAAAGTAAAAATCTGGTTTTATTTAGAGGGCAGTCAGTAAAAGGAAATTTACTGCCGGGCATATGTAGAAAAAATCCTGAGATAAATACTACAAACATTGAAAAAAATAAGTTAGATGAATTAAGACGAATGGGGAGTTCTTTTTTTATTGATTCTAATATGAATGATTGGGATTTGTTAGTTCTAGCTCAACATTTTGGAATGAAGACTAGGTTACTTGATTGGTCAAGTAATCCTTTAGTTGCATTATGGTTTGCTTGCGACGGTGATTCTGTAAAGGATAGATATGTTTATGCTTTAGTGCCTGAAAAATATTCAACGGATAAAAAAGGTCCATTTGAGCTCGGTGCTACACAAGTATTTAAACCTAATCTAAATAACCCTAGAATAATAGCACAGCAAGGATGGTTTACTTGTCATAGATATTCTAGAAAAAATAAAAAATTTATTCCCCTTGAAAAAAATATTGATATAAAAAATCAAGTAATCGAAATGAAAATAAAATCAGAATGTCTTATGGATATACAAATTTCATTAAATAGGTGTGGGATTAATAGTCGCTCTATATATCCAGATATGGAGGGGTTATGTAAATATTTAAATAGGGATGAATTTAATTTTGAGGTAAACGGTGATGATATTTAACATAAGGTATGAACTAACACTTTAAATGTCATCATATGTACATGGGAGGTATATCTTTTATAAAGATATACCTATGTTTATATTTCATTATTAATCTTCAATACCAAGTGATAGCTATGAATATCGATTTCAGCTTGTTTGATGAAGAGATCGAAAGGGAGATAGCGCGCCGCAGTTTGCATGAATTCATTCAGTATATAAACCCTGAATACATTACAAGCCATTTCTCTCAAACAGTGTGTGATGCGCTCGACCAGTTCTTGGTTGATATGATGGACGGGAAGCGCCCTAAGTTAATATTAGGGGCACCGCCACAGCACGGTAAATCTGATATTGTTTCCCGTTATCTTCCCGCTTACTTCTTTGGAAAATACCCTAACATGCGTGTTGGGGCGCTGTCGTATTCGTCTGATTTAGCCGGTGATATGAACACCGATGTTCAGCGAATTATGATGTCGGCTGAATATCGTGTGTTATTTCCTAAGAGCTGGTTAGGTAACAAGCCCGAGAATGGCATCGCTGTTAAACGTAACTCTGATGAGTTCGGCATTGCCAATCACAAAGGCAGCTATGTATGTGCGGGTGTTGGTGGACCATTAACGGGTAAGAAAGTTGACCTCGGGATTATTGATGACCCGATAAAGAACTCGAAAGAAGCACTTAGCCCAACGGTTAAAAAGTCGATTTGGAACTGGTACGTTTCGACCTTTAAGACTCGCTTATCAAAAAACAGCGGTGAAATCATCATGGCCACTCGTTGGGCGACCGATGATTTATCTGGCCAATTAAAAGAAAAAGCCCCTGAAACCAAGGTACTTGCATTCCCTGCCATTAATGAGCAAGGGGAAGCGTTGGTACCTGAACTTCACCCTATCGATAAGCTGTTGGAAACCAAAGCAATACTGGGTGATTATTTCTGGTCTGCGATGTATCAACAGTCACCGAAGCCGGGCGACGGTCAAATCTTCCACGAAGAGTTTGTACGCTATTACTTACCTAAAGACCTACCTGATAAATTCGACAAGGTTATTCATAGTTGGGATATGACCTTTAAAGACAGCGACGGTACCGACTATGTAGTGGGGCAGGTTTGGGGCAAGAAAGATGCCAATGCCTATTTGCTCTATCAAATCCGAAAACGCATGAGCTTCACCCAAACTAAGGATGCGGTGAAGCTGCTAGCGGAAAAATTCCCTGAAGGTCGGCGTAAGCTGGTGGAAGACAAAGCCAATGGCCCTGCAGTTATCGACTCTCTTAAATCATCGGTATCAGGACTAATCCCCGTTGAGCCTGACGGCAGTAAAATCGCACGTGCTCATGCCTGCACCGCTGAGTGGGAGGCTGGCAATGTGTGGTTACCGCACAAAGACATTGCACCGTGGATAGTGGAAACCGTGGAGGAAATTACCACGTTCCCGTTCGCTGGCCATGACGATACGGTGGATGCGATGACGCAGGCGCTGCGTGATTTATACCAGAAGAAAAAAGGCGGTTTCTTCACAACCAAGAGGTAATTCTATGTGGCCGTTTAAAAGGCGAAAAATTGCAGAGCAGATTGCACCGCTGAAGCGGTCAGCGTTTACCACAGATTTGTACCCTGCATTAGCAAAAGAGAATGGATTTAACGGGTTAGTTCTACCACCGCCGATGATTAACGGTGTGGGGATGGACAGTATTGATACTTCTGTTCCTTCATTCAAAGGCGAGCAAGTTTATGGTGTGCCTGAATCGCAAGCGGCTTGGTATGCCTCGCAAATGTTTATTGGCAACAATATGTGCGCCATCATTGCGAAACATTGGCTAGTGGATAAGGCCTGTAATATGCCTGCTCGTGATGCCATTCGCCAAGGGTATGATATTGATTGCGATAATGACGATGACAGCGCTATCAGCAAGAAGCTACGCAAGCGCGATAAAAAGTACCGCATACAGCATCATTTGAAAGAGCTTATTCACTTTGGGCGTGTGTATGGCGGCCGATTAGCACTGTTTGTTGTAGAGACATCAAACCCGAAAGAATGGTACGAAAACCCGTTTAACCTCGATGGCGTGACTAAAGGGATGTACAAGGGGATCAAGCAAATTGACCCACAATGGGTGACGCCTGATTTAACTGATTCCAATATCCAAGACCCTGCCAGCATGGATTTTTACGACCCAACCTATTATGTGATCGCGGGTCGCAAATACCATAAATCGCACTTTATTAAGTTTGTCCCGTTCCCCGTGCCTAACGTGCTGAAGCCGCTGTATAACTATTTCGGCGTATCCGTGCCAGAGCGTATTTATGAGCGTGTCTATGCTTCAGAACGGACAGCCAATGAAGCGCCACAACTGGCGATGACCAAACGGTTATTAACTATCGGTATGGCTGACCCTGAAGGTGCAGATAAGAACACCATTCAGGAAAACATGCTTTATTTTATGGAGATGCGCGATAACTATGGCGTGCAGGTAATGGGGAAAGAGGACGTTGCACAGCAGTTCGACACCTCGTTAGCGGATTTAGACGCCACCATTATGACGCAATACCAGTTAGTCGCAGCGGCGGCAAACGTGCCTGCAACTAAGTTACTCGGTACCACGCCAAAGGGCTTTAATGCGACGGGTGAGTATGAAGAGTCGAACTACCGTGAAGAGCTAGAAAGCGTCCAATCAAACGACTTAGAAGAACTTTTGCAGCGTCATTACGACATGTTGATGCGTAGCGAAGAACTACCACTGACTGAAATATCGGTCACGTGGGCGCCACTCGATAGCCCAACGGCGGCCGAGAGCGCTGATATTGAGTTGAAATCTGCTCAGACGGATGCGGCTCTAGCGGCTACGGGCGCAATTGATGGGTTGGATATCCGTAAAAAACTGGCGGCTGATAAAGAGTCGAGCTATTACGGCATTGATGTGAACGAGAGTGACTATGTCGAGACGAATGCGAGTCCGAACGAAAAAGGCGAAGTGGGCAACCTCCCGCCAAGCAGTATTGAAGGGCAAACCTCTGCAGTATTCAGCAGCGCCATCTAGCCGTTATCAACGTGACATGTCACGGTTAATCAGCTCAATGATTAAAGACTATGAAAACGTATTTAGTGAACTGAGTGATGATTTTGACGGTGCCACGATGGATGCCAGCATTGCGAGTCAAACGCGAATTTGGCTCAACCGGTTAAAACGCAAGTGGGATAAAATCTTTAGTACGCAATCGAGCACCATGGCTGATAAGTTTGTTTCCCAAGTCGATATCGGTGCGCAGCGTAATTTAGATGATTCCCTTAAACAGCTTTCCGGTGGTATCACAATTAAAACTCCTGTCATGCCGGACGCGTTAAAAGACCGAATGATAGCCGCCATGGCTGAAAATGTTTCCCTGATTAAATCCATTCCTAGCCAATTTCATCAACGTATCGAAAGTGCCGCCTTGCGTTCTATCTCACAAGGAGGCGAGGGTGCGAAAACCTTATTAGATGAAATCAGGCACACTGGCAGCGTCACAGAAAGCCGAGCGAATTTTATCGCCGTTGACCAAACGCGAAAAATTACGACTGCAGCAAACTATGAACGCATGAAATCAGCGGGAATTCGTAAGGCTATTTGGCATCACTCCGGTGGAAGCGCCGAGCTGAGAGAGTGGCATCTACAGTTAGACGGTGAAGTATTTGATTTAGATAACCCGCCAATTATTGACCCCAAAACGGGCGAGCGTGGATTGCCGGGTCAATTACCTAACTGCAAATGCTTTTGGACGCCTGTTATCGATTTTAGTGGGGAAGAAAGTGGCGAGGAGACATGACAAAACGAACCTATGACAACAACGGCTGGCTCGAAGTGACAGATAACCCCATCTCTAAAGTTGGGGTTTTTGATTATTTGGGGGCAGAAATTGGTGCGCCAGTACCCGATAAAATCTATCGCGTATTGCGGCCACCGGAAGAACTGGCCAGCGAAGCGACAATTAACTCTTTCAAACTCACCCCGTTCATCATTGAACATGAAATGTTAGGCAAGCACGCGACCCCAGCGGAGAAAAAAGGCATTCAAGGGGTGATTGGTGAGAATGTCTATTTTGACCCTCCGTATCTTAGAGCCAATATCAAGATCTTTTCAGATGTGGCGCTTAGCAATATCGATAGCGGCAAAATCGACCTTTCACCCGGTTATCGCAGTAAATATGAATTCACCTCTGGCATTTATGAAGGCCAACACTATGACGCAATCCAGCGTCACTTACGTGGCAATCACCTCGCATTAGTGGACGAAGGGCGAACTGGCCCTGACGTCGCTGTGCAAGATCACCTCGTTATCACTATCGACACAAAGGAACTTATTCGCATGAACGAAGAAGAAAACAAAGAGAAGCAAACTACCGATGAAGGTGCGTTTACAGCGGAGCAAGTCACTGCGCTGAAAAGCATTATTGCAGAGGTGATTGCACAAACTAAGCCTTCAACCGATGAAAATCCGGAAGAAGAAAAGAAATCCACTGATGCTGATCCCGAAGAAGAACAAAAAGCGGAAGAAGCCGTGACAGCTGCCGAAGTTGCAGCGGAAGAAGCAACAACGGGTACACCTGAAGCGGTAGAAGCTGCCGAAGTTGCGATTGAGACTGCCGTTGAAGCTATCGAAGAAGCCAAAGAGCATCTCGACCAAGCGACCACGGATAGCTTAAACCGTCGACTCAAACGCCTAAAAAACGGCATCGGCACAATGGATGAGATTGCATCTTTAAAGCGCAAAATTAAGCGTTTGGAAGCGTCAAAACCCACCATGGACACTGGAGTGCTGTTAAAGCAAATCGGCGAACGCGATTCATTAGCTCATAAGCTGACCCCATTCCTTGGCGTATTTGACCATGCAGCCATGACCAAGCAACAAGTGGCGGAGTATGGCGTTGATAAGCTGGGTATCCAGTGTGGTAAGGGCAATGAAGCCATTGCGCTAGATGCGTGGATGCAAGGGCGTGTGCCAGATTCACAGAAAGCCACAGTGACGATGGATTCCGCGGTAAATAACCAATCAATTTTAGACAAATGGAGTGCGAAATAATGGCAATTCCTAAATCAGTGGCGCATGGCTTAACGTCTGGCGTAGTGGGTGAAATCAGCCATGCAGGGCCTATTCGTGCTGTTGCCGCCATTCTCAGCTCAGCAGATGAAAAGCAAAATATCTTCGGTCGGGCTTACACCTACAAAGATGATTCGGTGGAGTCTGTGCAAGTGGGCGGTAAAGGGGCGTTCGCGGGGATCATGATTAGCCCGAAAGCGTATCGTGTTGAAGTGGGTTATGCGCGTAACGGTACGCAGGGTGAGTTTTTGGCAATGGGCGAGGTGTACGTCGAACTTAAGGAAGGGGTAGGTAAGATCAATGCGCCAGTTGTCTTTGATGAAACTGACGGTTCTTTATCTTCTAAATCCGTACCTGCAGCTGGCGATCGCGTGATTGGTTTTGTCAGTCGTCACGTTGAATCCAGCGAATCAGCCCATTTGAGCGTTATTCGCTTAACGGAAATCCCATACCCAGCGGCAGTAAAGGAAGGTGAATAATGCCAGTTAGCAAGCAAAAGTTTTATATGTCTGGCCGCGATATTCGCAAGCATGGTCAACTTAATATCCAACCTAACCAACAGTGGACGTATCGCGAACTTGAGCAAATTGGTTTTGGTGGCTTGGCGTCGATGGACTCCGCGATTAGCGGTGCGGCAATGCAAGGGGGGTTAATTCAGCGTGAAATGTTGCAACATGTTCTCCCTGGTCTGATTCGTACTGCAACCCGTGTTCGTGTGTTGGATGAAATCACCGGTGTATTGAATGCGGGTGAATGGCACGATGAGGAAATCATTCTGAACGTGGCAACACCAACCGGTAAAGCCGAGCTCTACGGCGACCATACCAACGTGCCGTTAGCATCATACATTCAAGACCAAGAACGCCGCGGTATCGTGCGTTTTGAACAAGGTTTTCAAGTCGGTAAGTTAGAGGAAGCGCGCCAGTCTGCAGCTGGGTTTGAAGCCGCCGCAGAAAAGCGTAACTCAGCGACAGAATCCTTAGAACAAGGGCGTGAGCGGATTGGTTACTATGGGTTTAATAGCCCTGAAACCCGTGTATTTGGCTTGATGAATGAACCGAATCTACCCGCTTATGAAACCGCATCGAAAAAATGGAAGGGCGGCACGTTTGCCGATATCACCCAAGATATTACCGATATGTTCTCGCGCATTGAAATGAGTTCAGGCGGGATTATCAAAGACGATATCGCGATCACGTTGACGTTACCGCTGGGCTATCGTTCAACGCTCAATGTCGCTAACCCTGTGGCGCGTGGTGAAACGGTGTATCAATGGGTGAAAGAAAACTATCCAAACCTGCGCTTTGTGTTCTCACCTGAATTTGTCGGGGCGAATGGTGGTGCGGATGTGGCGTATATGTTCGCAGATACCATCGATGATGGCTCAACTGCAACCAGCGCGACTATCTTACAAGTGGTACCCGTTAAGTACCAATTATTGGGTTCACAAGCACAAATCAAAGGGTATTTAGAGGATGCGACCAACGCGACAGCGGGTGTCTTTGTCACGCGCCCTTGGGCTATCACCCGCCTAACTGGCATTTAACCTGACCACTTCCTTTTTTACGCCCTCAAATGAGGGCTTTTTTATTGGAGAAAACCATGTCTCTCTATGTCTATTGCACGTTATCCAACGATCAAAACTACTCGGTCACGGATGGCAAAGTGTTTATTGCAGGTCAAGCCAATATCATGACCAAGCATATGTATACCCCGCGTGGGCGCGTTACGGAAATCAGTGATGAGCAATACGCCCAGCTTAAAGATAACCACGTTTTTCAGTTACACAAAGAAAACGGGTTTATTAGCGTTGAAAACCGCAAAGAAGATCCTGAAAAAGTGGCTACCAATATGGAGGCTAGCGATAAGTCAGCGCCAGATACCGTGGAATCTTTGGAAGCAGAAAAACAGGAAGTCCCTAAAACCAACAAAAAGGGTAAATAATGATGGAGGCGAGCACATTTCCCCTAACGTCATTTCGTGTGCTCTATCCATCGTTTAATGGTGTGAGTGATGATGACATTTATATTATTGCTCAATCTGCCCTGAACTATTTTTCGCATTGTCGCGGCGTTTGCACTAACGAACTATGGATGTTGGTTGTTGCTCATATGCTATCACTGCGAAAGTGGATTGCGGATGATGAATCCCCAACCGGTGTTGTGACTAGTGTGACCATCGATAAAGTCAGCGTGTCATTCTCTGCGCCCCCTGCGGGGTCTGATTGGTCACACTGGTTCAAAATGACCACCTATGGCCAACAGTTCTTAGCACTGATAAAACGCTGTAGTGTGCCGCAATACATCGGTGGAGCTGGTGAACGCTCGGCATTTCGCGGTGTGGGTGGGCGATTTACGCGCGGGGGTCGATTACGTTAATGACCAAATTAGCGCAGTTAAAAGCGGTTTACGATGAGTTAGCCAAGAAACAACTGAAAGTGGGTTTCTTTGAACACTCGAAGTATCCCGATGGTACGCCCATTGCCTATATTGCGGCTATTCAAGAATTGGGTTACCCCGCCGGTGGCATTCCTCCCCGTTCGTTTTTTCGCCCGACGATGAGTGATAAAAAAGCAGAGTATGGTCAGTTAATTTTCCGTGTGGTCAAAGCGGCGGCCGCTGGCAATATTTCCGTTACCGATGGGCTAATCCAAGTAGGCGCAAAAGCGGCTGGGGATGTGAAACTGGCCATTAAAGCGGTAACCACACCTGCCTTGGATGATTCAACGATAAAAGCCAGAGCGCGGCGCCATAGCAAAGGGAAATCCACCGATAAGCCCTTAGTCGACACAGGGCAGATGTTACAAGCCGTCAGTTTTACCGTGGAGGATAAGTAATGTTCGGAAATTTACACCGTATCGCTTCTCGATATATTCCTCAGCAAACAGCCCAGTGGTTTCGCTTTAAAAACCGTGAGCCCGATGAGCGAGGGCATGACCAAAACCAATATCATGAGCCAGTGGATATTCGGGGGAGTTGGCAAGCCGTCGATACCCAAGATGCACAATCAATGGGCTTTGATTCAAACACGGTTTATCGGCGTTTTTATACCTCCCATGATATCAAAGGCATTCAGCGCGGTACGTCCCCCGATTACCTTGTTTTTAATGGCAAGAAATATGATGTGATGGGGGATGCGGATTGGTATGAGCAGGACGGCTGGAAATCGGTGATTTGCATTGAGGTAGGGGCCTATGACGGATAATGACGTTGATATTGCCATTCGCAAGCAGTTATTACGGCAGCTGGCCGAAGTCGGTATTGATATCCCTGTGAAAGCGGGTTTTCAATCCACTAAACAAGGCCGTGAAGATAATATGGTGATGTTCTTTTCCATCAATGAAAGTGGGCATGGTTGGCAAGGTCGCAATTACAATGTCCAAGGCAACAATGCCAATCACCAAGAAACCCAATTATCGGAGAAAACGTACCAAGTTCAGGCATTCATTACCCAATTAGGCCCATATACAGCTAATGATATTACCGCCATTGCTCGAATGGTTGTCAATTCACTGCCTTTTGTGACCACACTGAGAAAGCAAGGTATTGGTGTACAACGGGCAACATCCGTTCGCCAGCCTTACTTTGTGAATGATCATGGCGACTACGAACAAAACCCCTCGTTTGATTTTAATGTGACGTTTAAACGCTCTCTTTTCCCTGATACAGCTGCCATAAGCGCGCTCTATCCTGATATCCACCGCATATAAGGTTTTACTATGCCAATTAAACAAACTCGATACGTTGATATCGCATCGGCGGTTATTGGCGCATCTGCTGTTCCGATGCGTAAATTAACCGGTCGCTTATTTTCCACTAACCCCAAAATTCCTGCAGGTAAAGTTTTAGAGTTTGCCAGTGGTCAAATAGATGATTTGCTGGGTGTTGATTCTCCCGAGGCCCACTTTGCACGACAATATTTTAGCTATGTCAGCCCTGCACCGGTGAGTAAGCCGAAGGAATTACAAATTGCGTCTTATGAGCCCGTCGGGCGAGCGCCTACGCTATTTGGGACAAAAGCCGCCGCATTAGCAGATTTAAAAATCATTGCGGATGGGACGCTATCAGTCACGATTGGTACCGTCACTAAAAGCTACAAAGACATTGATTTGTCCGAAGCGAAGTCTTATGCGGATATTGCGTCCACCATTCAAGCAAAACTCAATGCAGAAAGAGAACCTCAATTTTCCAGTAGCTACTTGACGTTTAATTCACTCGACAGCGCCTTTGAGCTGAGTGGCGGTGTGCAAGAACGCGCATCCATTAGTGTTGAATATTCGGTGCTGGCGAATGCCATGGGGCTGTCTTCCGGTACGGCATCTGAAGGTAACCCCGCACAAACGCCACTTGAAGCGTTTATGGTGGCAGAGCAGGTTTCCGATTCATTTGGTAGTGCGACATTCTTGGATGAGTTGACGTTAGAGCAAGTAGTGCCACTGGCGCAGTATGTTTCCGGTGAGAACGTCAAATACCAGTTGCACATTAGCGTGAGTGAAAAGCAGGTTGAAGATTTTAGCGCAGCGTTGATGGGAACGGCTTCGGTGGGGTTAAACCTCAAAACAGATACCAACTATTTTATTCAAGCCTTACCCATGGCCGTTATGGCGGCGACTGATTACGACCGCACTAATGCCACGACAAACTACATGTTCCGTCAGTTAGGTGTGACGTTCCCTGCGCAAGTGACCACAGACAAAGCGGCTGACCGATTCGATAAGCTGCGCGTGAACTATTACGGTGAAACCGCGATAGCCGGCTCACAAATTCGTTTTTATCAGCGGGGCTTCTTGTGCGGTGGTGCGTCTAATCCACTGGATATGAGTGTTCACGCCAATGAGCAATGGTTAAAAGCCTATATTGCTCAGCAATGGTTTAACGTGTTGTTGGCCACACGCGGGGTTCCTGCGAATAAAGATGGTGAAGCGCGTGCGTTGATGGTGATTGCCGGTGCGGTCACCAAAGCGATAAATAACGGCACGATTTTAGCCGGTAAAACGCTGAGCGACGTGCAAAAGCTTGCTATTGCGGATGCGTCGGGTGATGACCTTGCGTGGTATGACGTACAGGATAAAGGCTATTGGTATAACGCGCAGATTGTTGAAAACACGGGTGAAAGCGACTTGCCTGAGTATGTCATGAAATACGTGCTGATTTACGGCAAAGGCGATTGGGTTCGTAAGGTCGAAGGCTCTCATAATTTAGTCTAGGAGTAGAACATGCATGATGTATCTGCAACCGGCTTGAGTTTTACCATTCAAGCCAGCAAAACCTTTCCCACTGGGATTTTAATTACCGCCTTTGCTGACGATGCTGACCCGCTGGATTTACCGGCTGTCGATATTGCGCAAACGGGTATGGACATTAACGGTAACTTGGTGAGTTGGTCCACACCGACACCACAAACCGTCACGATTAACGTATTGGCGGGCAGTGAAGAAGATCAAAACTTGTCTATTTTGCTCGAGGCGAATACCGCGAAAAAAGGGCGCCGACACGCAGGGGATATTATTACTTTTGTTGCGTCTTATGGCGATGGCTCAACGGTCACGGCGCGCAATGGCAAAATCACCAATGGTAGTCGTGGCAACTCAGCCGCCTCGGCAGGGCGTTTGAAATCTAAAGCCTATACCTTTGTGTTTCAGGATTTCGACAGTACGCGTATCCGTTAATTTATTTCAATTTCTGGCGGGGTTTCCCGCCTTTTTTATTGGTGTTTACCATGATGATTAAACCTAAAGAAGTCGCTATCAAAGACGTTGATGGCGTTGAAAAACTATTCATTATTAGTCGCCTACCCGCCACAGTCGGGCGTGAAATCCTAGCCAAATACCCGTTATCTAACGCCCCCAAAATTGGTGACTATGAGGTCAGCAAAGAGGCCATGCTCAAAATGATGGCCTATGTGTGTGTCACTATCGACGGTGAAGAAATCCCCCTTAAAACACAAACACTTATTGATAACCATGTGCCTGATGGCGAATCGTTGATCCGCTTAGAGTTGGAAATGTTGAAATATAACACCAGTTTTTTCGGCAACGACGGGAGCCAAGGTTTCCTCCACTTCCTGCTCAGCAAGGTAAGCGGTTCACTCCCGTCGATTATAAAAACGCTGATGGGTTCTTTGCCGTCATCGTCAGCGAACGCCTCGCCACCTTCACCGAACTCAAAACCTCAATAGATTTAGAAGAGGCAATGGACTTGTGGGAAATTGCCATCACTAACCGTTATAACGAAGCCCTTGCGGCTTCAAAGGATAGATAATGTCATTAATGGATACCTTTGTGCAGGTCTTTGAGTTTGATACGAGGCAAGCGGATGGGGCATTTAAAAAGGTGCAACGTTCGACCGATGACATTATCGATGGTATGAAACAAACCCAACAGGCGGCGCAGCAAAGTTCACTGACCATCGGGAGTGTAATGACAGAGCTTTGGCAATCACTGCAGGGATTGTCGACCGAACATGTCATTCAGTTCACTACCAATGCCAGCGAGGTCAGTGCTGAGACAAGCCAAATCGTGGCTCGGTTAGATGCGGTGAGCTCATCATTAAGCACATTGGATGAGCAACGGCAAAATGCAGACGCAGCTTGGGTCTTTGCGGGGGATGCGCTAGGGGAGTGGGGGCAATCACTGCAAGCTGAAATCAGCCAACTGAAAAATGATCTCGGCTCGTTATCGGTGGGTGACCAAAAAAACGCATTAGAACAGGTAAAAGGCTCAGTCAGTGAGTATATTAATGAGCTGCAAAAAATCCCGACCACTACTGCCGATGGCGCCGCTGAAATTGAACGTGTGATGGCAGACTTACGCCAATCGGTGCAAGGCTTATCGATTGAACATTCGATTGATTTTGTCACTAATGCAGATGAGGTTATTGCCCAAACAGGCTCGGTTAAAACACAATTAGAGACAGTAACAGATTCGATGGCCAACCTTGAGGTACAGCGGTCAATATCTGATGCAGGCATGCAATCCACACAGGTTGTTTTGGGCGAACTTGATGCAAACTACCAGGCACTGCAGCAAAATGTTATTCAACTTAATCAAGGTGTCACCGACCTTACGTTAGCCGAACACCAAGGTATCACCGCGAAGCAACTGTCCAACGCCATTATTCAGGCACTGCAAGGTAATTACAGCGAGTTAATTCGCCTTGTGGAGTCGATGAAAGTGAAGGGAATTGAAGCAGCGACCAGTGAAATTAAAGCTCAGCAATCCGTGCAAAAAGCCCTTGAGAATACCGAAACCAAATACCAGCAAGCGGGTAATACGGTCATGTCGTTTGCCAAAAAGGCATTGGGGGCGGTTGGCTTATTGATGGGGGCGACTGCCTTGGTGGGGGAATCGATTTCACGTTTGGCTGATATTGAAACCCTCGATAAACTGGGTAAAAAAATCAATGTAGCGACTGCCGATGTGGACGCTTTCGCGGGTTCAATGGCTGAACTGGGCGGTACGCGTGATGCGGCGCAAGCGGATTTATCCGCGATGGCCAAATCGTTTGGTTTTGCGAAAAATATCATGGAAAAAGTGCTTCAGACTGCCGATAAAGTGCAGGGCATGAAGTTCGACAAAGCTAAGGCAACGCTTGCGGGGCTGGGCGTGACGGATGATAAAACCGTCGAGATGATGATGAAGGGACGCAAAGAGCTCGAGCGCATGATAGGCATTCAAAAAGAATACTCAGGTATTAACAAAGAGAGTATTGAACAATCCATCAAATTCAACAAAGCCATGCAAGGCTTTAAGCAATCATCAGGTTTGCTGAAAAACAGCTTTCTTGAAATGGTGATCCCGATTTTAACCAAAGGGCTAGAGTGGGTTAACCGCTTTGTGAGCTTTTGCAAAGAAAACAAATCGCTCATTGTGGGGTTCTTTATTGCGATAGGTTCGGCTATTGCGGTGTTTTATGTGCCTGCCATGTTATCGGCGGCAGCCGCGACCTTGGCAGCAACATGGCCCATCTTGGCGATTATCGCGGTTATTGCCTTACTGGCTGCGGCGTTTGCCTTAGTTTATGACGATATCATGAATTTTATTGATGGCAATGATTCGATGATAGGGCGTATTTTGGATGAATACCCCGAACTTAAAGCGGTCATTATTGCGCTGTGGGAAGCCTTTAAAGCCTTCTTTGATTTTGTCATCGCCTTGTCTCAGGTCGTCGCCGATGTGGCGGTGGCTGCTTTTCACTTTATTATTGATGGTGGCAAGCAGTTATGGGCATGGCTCACGGGGTTTATTCGCGATGTAGTGGATTGGGGCAAGCAATTTGAAGGCGTTTTTACGGTGGCTTCTGATGCCGTTGTAGGGATTTTTAAGTGGCTATGGGCGCAAATCAAACAGTATTTAGGTTGGATTAATGACGGCTTAGACGCGATTAAAAATGGTTGGAGCACTGTCAAAGGGGGGTTTGGTTTTGAGGATGCACAAATGACTCAAACGGTTGAACGCAGAGTCACGTCTGATGGCACGATAGAGCACCAAATTCCCGAACAGCCCAAGTTATCTGAAGAAGATACTGCATTGTTAGTAAAAGGACTGAGCCAACAAATTAACGGCATGTCGAACAATCCAATCAACTCGATAACCAGCCAAGCTATCAGTAATCAATCCAATACCACCAATGAAACTAATTTGTCGATTGGTGAAATCAAAGTGGAAACCCAAGCGACGGATGCGCAAGGCATGGCCAGTGGCACGAAAGATGCGTTGCAATCCCAGCTACAAGATTTAGCCCATCAAACCAGTTCGGGGGTAAGCAAATGATCACCGAGGTGAAAATCTTCAATGTCGATAACTTTTCGACGTTATTTGAAACGGCCAATCCAATTCAAATTAACGTGCGTGACGAACACAAAGCAACACAATTTACCGTTGAGTCGGGGGAAACACGCAGTGACCATGTGGTAGTTCAGCCCGTTGAAATTGGCATGGATTTAATTTTAGCTGGCGAAATGAAAAGCGCCTTTGAAACCCTACAGCAAGCCTACGATAAACATCAGTTAGTGGGTATCCAAACGCGGGTGAAAACCTACCAACCGATGTTGTTAGTGAATCTCTATCACGATGAAATTCCAGAGATGACCGATGCGATTAAACTCTCGCTGCGCTTTAGTGAGTGGCGAACGGTTGAGCCAGAATATGGCGACCTGCCGCCCCGTAAGGTGGAAAAAAAAGAGCAATCGAGCACAGTGAATCGCGGGAAAGTGCAAACATCCACGGTGCCAGAGAAAAAGAAAAAATCGGCAGCAACCAAAATTGCTGACGGTGAATTGACGTTAGGGTGGTAATCCATGCAAGAGATCCCTTTAAATGCCGTACCTAATCAACGTTTGCGCGTGAGCCTTGGCGGTGATGAGTGGGAGCTGACGATTAAAGCGGCGCGAACAACAATGTGCTGCGATATCAAACGCAACGATGTGGTTTTACTGCAAGGCATTCGTGTGATGCCCAATCAACCGCTGATCCCCTACCGCTATTTATCAGGTAACGGTAATTTTGCCTTTATCACAGAAAATGATGAATATCCGTGGTGGGCGCAATTTGGTCAATCGCAGTATTTGGTGTGGTGGGGTGAAAATGATTGATTTACGCCGCATACGATTAGGGATTGAAGTTAATGGTCGGCTGCAATGGTATGAAGGACTGCGTATTCGTGCCAACGGCACTAAATATGCCAATCCCCTGCAAAATGAATGCACGGTCAATATCGATGGCCTCAATGCGACAACACGCAATATGTTGCTGACCGAAACCAGCCCTTATACCCAAGCGAAGAAACCGCATCGTTTAATTGTCGAAGCTGGTCGTGTTAGCACCGGTATTTTTCGCATTTATGTCGGGGATATTGTTAGTGCAGAAATCGCCTCACCGCCGGATGTGAAATTGACCTTAAAAGCGAAAACCAACAATACAACCGCACGTGATATTGTTTCTTCATCGGGTAGTGCCATAAGCAAAATGAGCGAGCTGGCTAAGAACATAGCGCAGGATTGCGGGGTTAAATTGGACTTTCAGGCCACCGATAAAAATATTGCCAATTGGTATTTTTGTGGGCCGGCACTCAAACAAGTGGAACGACTGCAAGACACGGGCAATGTGAAAGCGTTTATTGACGATGACATGCTGTATGTGAAAGACCAGGACAAAGCGTTAAGTGGCCGCTTGCGTATTCTGAACCAAAAATCGGGTATGGTCGGTATTCCTAAAGCCACTGAGAAGGGCGTCGATGTCACTTATTTAATTGATAGTGAGTCGTCATTGGGCGGCATATTACGCCTTGAAAGCAAGTTTAATCCCGCCTTGAATGGTGATTATATTATTGAGCAACTTAAGTTTGATATAGCGTCTCACGACGATCCCTTCTTTTACCAAGCGACCTGCAAACGAGTGTAAATCATGAACCAACCCAATAATGATATTGCTAGCGAAGGCAGCTTGGCAGGGCAGTTTATGGCTGCGTTTCGTAGCCTATTGATGAATATTGACGACATGCTCCCCGCGACGGTGGTGAGTTATGACGATAAAACTAACCGCGCTGTGATTAAGCCACTCGTCATGATGGTATCGACGGAGGGGCAAAAAGTCGGGCGAGCGGCAGTGCTGAATATTCCTGTTTTCCGTTTTGGTGGCGGGGGCTTTTTTATCCGTATGCCGATCAAGGCGGGTGATTTCGGTTGGTTAAAAGCCAATGACCGTGATATCAGCTTAATCTTTCAGCGTGGCGGCTTAGAGGATGAACCGAATACGGCTCGTTTACATACCTTTAGCGATGCGATGTTTTTCCCTGACACACTTAAAGGCTGGTTGATTGATGGCAAAAATACGGATGCCTTGGTGATTCAGTCCATGGATGGCTCCGTATGTTTGTCACTGCATGAGGGTAAAGCGGTTTTAGATTCGCCCGTTCTTGAAGTCAATGTGCCCGAAACCACGTTTAACGGCAATGTTACGGTTAATGGTAATCAGGCTATAAACGGTAACAGCGATTCAAACGGCGGTACGATGAAACACAACGGTAAAGATATCGGCTCAACACATAAACACAGCGGTATTCAAAGTGGTAATAGCAATTCAGGAGTCCCCGTATGAAGACATTTAATGTCAACAGCAGTAACGACATCCATCTTGGCAATGACGGAAACTTGTCGATTGTGAGTGGTGAACGGGCATCTAAAAACCGTTGTGAACATTATGCCAAAGCACTCCGCGGTGAAATGCTGCATAAGCTCGATATGGGGATTCCTTACTGGAAAACCACCTTTGGGCGACAGGCGGACATTCCGTTATTTGAAGCGGCGTTTCGTGACCGAATACGTGACTTGGATGATGTGATATCGGTGGTGTCATTTTCGGCATTAATCGCAGATAACTCGCTGAACTATACCGCGGTGATCCAAACCATTTATGGGGAGATAACGCTTAATGGCTGATTATCAATATCTCACATCACAGGGTGTAATTGTGCCGGATACCAGCACCTTACGTGATGACGTTGAAAACGAATTTAAAAGTGTCTTTGGCCAGCAACTGGATGTTAACCCCGAAACCCCGCAAGGCGCATTGATCACCATGGAGGTCGAAAATCGGGACGCCGTTGTACGCAATAATGCAGAGTTGGCCAATCAAATTAACCCCGATTTAGCCGGTGGTATTTTCCTTGATGCAATATGGGCCTTAATGGGCGGGCAGCGTTTTGATGCGACCCACTCCTTTTTATCGCAGGTGAAATTCACTGGGATTGCCGAGACCATTATCCCCAAGGGGTCACAAGCAGCCACGCTGAATGGCGACTTATTCGAAACCACCAAAACTTTAATTATCGGTAAAGATGGCTCAGTCACTGGGGATATGCGCGCCATTGAAACGGGAGCGATTGAGTGCGGTGTGGGCCAACTCAATAAAGTGGCCAGTTCGGTATTAGGTTGGGAAACCGTTCATAACCCCAGCAATGCGGTGTTGGGTCGAGATGCCGAATCAGACCTACAATCAAGGCGACGACGTAAGCAGACACTAGCCAAAAACACCGTCAGTGTGGGAGAAGCGATTACTTCGGCACTGTATGAGTTAGAAGGGGTGCGTTCGTTAGCCTATCGAGAAAACTACACTGACCAACCGATGATGTTTGATGGGATCACGTTAGTGCCTCATAGCATTTATGTGTGTGTTGAAGGGGGCGATAAAGAGGCAATTGCTCGTTCGCTACTGCGCACAAAAACGCTCGGTGCGGCTTTTAATGGCAGTGAAGAAGTGGAGGTATTGGAAAACATCAGCGGCCAAATTTATCCCGTTAAATTCGATAGGGCGAAAGAAATTGTGTTGTTCTGCCGAGTAACGGTGAAAAAAGCCACCGTCGATGCACAAACGATTATTCCCGCCGCGGTTGAGTCATGGGCAAATGGGGATATCGATGGCGAGGGCGGTTTAGTGGTGGGGCGCGATGTATCACCTTTCGAAATATCAGCCGGTATCAATGCCGTCGAGCCTCGGTTGTTTATTACACGTGTCGAACTTTCAACGGATGGCAAAGCCTGGTCTTCAAATAATTATGAAATCAAAATGAATGAGGTGGCAAGGCTCAAACGCAGTGCGGTACAGGTGGTGTTGGTATGAGTAAAATTCAATCATTTGATTTTCACTCTGATTTATTAAAGGCGATCCTTTGGCAATATGAGGATGCGACAAACCTTAAGGCGTTAGCCAAGTACAAAGCGGACTATTTTGAACAATCCACAGTCCAGTTTTGGCGCGATTGGTACCGTGATGTGTTTAATATCGATACTGCGAACGAGTTTGGGCTAAATATTTGGGCGCGCATACTCGATGTGCCGTTGGGGATTGATGTCCCGCCTAGTGATAAAACGAAAATCGGCTTTGGTTTTGGTAAAAAGAACGCTAATTTTAAAGCCAACTTTCGGCGTAATGCCGATTACACCTTATCGCTGACAGTCGACCAAAAACGTCTCATCGTGCGTATGCGCTATTTTAACCTCACGCAAAGCCCAACGGTCACCAATATTAATGAATTTCTTAAACGGTTCTTTTGGCAAGCCGACAGCAAAGTGTTTGTGCTTGATCCGCTGGATATGACCTATCTGTATTACGTGTTTAATTTCAACCCGGACGAACGTTTACGGGTTCTTCTTGAAAACTTTGATCTTATGCCTCGCCCATCGGGTGTGGGTGTCAAATACCGTATCGTGACAAAGAAAGCCTTCGGTCACGGTCAACATCGTAAAAACTTCCTTAGCAGTAATTTCGGAGCTTAAAACTCATGACAAAAATCTTTAAAATCCCCTTTGCAACACAAGGGGATAGAACTTCTATTCCTGATGATGTGCAAGCCGATGGCGCAGTTTCTTACACGCAAGGCTATAGTTACGATTATGAGCGTGACCAACAAACTGACCCTGCGGCCAAAGATATCGAACGTGAGAAGATGAACGGGATATTTCACGATATCACGGAAGCGATAGGCGAGTTGCAGAGCTTTGGTTTCCCTAAGTGGGCGACAGAAGGCAAGCCATACCCAATCCGTGCGATTGTTCATCATAAAAACAAAACGTGGCAGTCGAAGATTGAAAATAACAATGTTGAACCTGTCGCAGGCACAGCATGGCAGGAACTGAAAGCCGATTTAAGCGCCGGTGATATCAATGTTTATACCAAAACGGAGTCTGACAAGCGTTTCCAGCCATTAGGCAACTATCAGCCTGCTGGCTACAGCTACTCTAAAGCAGAATCTGACACCAATTATCAACCCAAAGGTAACTATGCCCCCGCAGGCAACTACGCACTTAAAGGTGAAAGCTATACGAAGGCAGAAGGGGATACACGATATCAGCCAAAAGGCAGCTATCAGCCATCAGGGGATTATGCCTTAAAAGGAGATAGTTATACCAAGGCTGAAACTGATAGTAAGTATCAGCCCAAAGGTAGCTATCAAGCGGCGGGCTATAGTTATTCAAAAGCGGAGTCTGATACCAATTACCAACCCAAAGGTAATTATGCTCCGGCGGGTAATTATGCACTTAAAGGTGAAAGTTACACCAAGGCCGAAGGGGATACACGATATCAGCCAAAAGGCAGTTATCAACCATCGGGGGATTATGCAACAAACACAGCACTTAATAACGGCCTCAATACTAAACTCAATACGAGCAGTGTCGTTCAGGCAACGGGCGCATCAACAACAAATGTGATGAGCCAAAAAGCCGTCACCGATGCATTACAAAATGCGGTCAATCTTAATACCATTTACCCTATTGGTATTGTTGTGTGGTTTGCACAAAATAAGAACCCCAATACATTATTCCCTGGTACGAAATGGCAATACATCGGCGAAAATAAAACAATTCGTTTAGCTGCTGCAAGTGGTGCGAATGTGTTAACAACCGGTGGTTCGGATTCAGTTACTATAGGTAAAGGCCACCTTCCTGCGGTATCACTTAAGTATTCGGGTACAACTGTTTCAAGTGGAGGGCATACCCACACACGTGGGACAATGAATATTACGGGGGAGTTTGGATATATCCGGAGTGATAATGCTATTCACTCCATGGCAACAGGCGCTTTTAGTCTTACTAACGGGGGAACTGGCTATAATGGTAATAACACTACTGGTGGCTATAAATATGTATTTAACGCATCTAAAACATGGTCAGGTGAAACGTCTAATAGTGGAGCGCATACGCATACCTATTCAGGTAACACGGAAAACCTCGGTTCAGGAACGGCCTTAACAGTTACCAATGCCTATATCATGCTGATGGGGTGGTATCGATTAAGTTAAGTGATATTAATAAATAAAAGTGTGGCGTGCATTGTAATATGCACACCACACTTAAATTAAAAGATCACTTGTTGTTCAATTGTTTTTTTGTTATCCATATCTACAATGAAATTAATGGATTTTATATTTTTAGGTGAAACTGGAATAGTGAAACCAACTAAATTCATACCATAAATAGAGTCTATCTTGTTATTCTCTTCAGTATGTATTTTGTTTTTGTCATCCATTACTATTATTCTATAGCTTTCATTTGACATTAACTTTTTGTTATCAACAAGTTGTAGGGCTATAGTTGTTCCTTTCAAAAATCTATCTTTACCTAAGAATAGATTTGAAACATTTGTATTTGTTACATTAGGTAGTGGCAGTTTTATCCCATCTAAAATAACTGCGTAGTTATAGTCTATTTTATAGGTTTCAATCGGATGGCTAATGTTAAAGTATTCAGCCATTGCATTAGGATTATGATATAAATCCATTTCGTCACCACCTCTGAAAGAGCGTGGATAGTAATACTCGGGTATCTTATCGGTTTTAGAATCACCAATTATTTCTTCGTTTATTGCATAAATTCTTATTTTCTCTTGAGTCGTTATTGCATTATATGAATAGACCATTTGAATATATGAAAAAATGAAACCACAAAGAGTTAAAATACCAATAAAATATGTAATTGCGATTCCTCTTTTATTTTTCATACTAAATGCGTATCCAATAGAAAAGGAGCATGAAATAACATAAAAAAGGTGAGCGCCACTCAAAGACCTAGTAGGAAATGTTGGGGATGCAACCATGGAAAATATACTTAAAAAGCCTAATACGATAAACAATAATGAAAGATAAAAGCTTTTTGACTTCTTTTCACCTACATAAGTTAGCAGTAAAAGTAATGAAGCAACTAGTACACCCCACGTTTTAGTAAATGAATGTGAAAGTTTATCCGATAAAAAATATGTGATTTTTTCTATCGTACTGAGGGAGTAAAAGTCAGTGAAAAGAGCGGCTCGATGAAAATTGCCAGGGCTCGAAATCAAAGTTACAAATCCAAGTATAACAAGTACAGATGAAAAGATAATAAGTCTGTTTTTATGTTTAAAAAAAACATAACAGGAGGTAATTACTGAAATGGCAACTATAATCCAACTCGTATTTTCATTACTGCATCCAGCAAAAAAAGAACTGATTATGAGAGGGATTAGACACTTTTTATCATCAAGATAACGAAATAAAAAATAAAGATAAATAACAATAAATAAATTTGTGACAAGATAATTTGCTGCACCAACAACCCAAAAAACAATTTGACCAAGAGCTGGGTTTGTAACCCAGTAAATTGAAAATAAAACAATAAACTGTAAAAAAAATGTTTTTTTACTTGTGTCAGAGTTACTACTTATTTTAGTAATTAAAAAGATCATCATTGTTAATACAAATGCAATCATACTATTTTTTAGTATGTTAGAGCCTGATGTAAGAACTAGAGTGCTAAAATAGTCTGATACAAATCTTCCACTCCATGAAAGGTAGTGAGATACATGAGCAGATAATGAATTTCCTTTAATATAATACACATAGTCATCAGAATGCATAGGTGTATAGTATTCGACTAAAAAAATAAGCGAAAAGACAATTAGGACACTTATGTAGCCTAAATTAATACGTTTTAAGTAGTTAGTCATTTTTGTTCTCAATATAATCTGTCTTTTTTAGCAAGTATCTAGGCCTTGCTTTGCTTTCAGTATAAATACGACCAATATACTCACCGAGTACACCAATACCAATAAGCTGAACTCCACCTAAAAATAGAATAGAAACAAGTAATGAAGGATAACCAGGAACAGGATTACCCCAAATTAATTTATCTACCATCATCCAACCACCATAGATAAAAGATGCAAAAGCAACAAATAAACCAATGTAAGTCCAAACGCGTAATGGAAAAGTAGAAAAACTCGTTATACCTTCTAAGGCTAAGTTCCATAATTTCCAGCCATTGAATTTACTTTCTCCAGCAGATCTTTCTGCTCTGTTGTATTCAACAACATCAATTTTTCCACCCACCCATGAAAGGATACCTTTCATGAATAAATTACGCTCAGGTAATAATTTTATATATTCGACACTCTGACGAGATATCAACCTAAAATCGCCAACATTTTCTTCAATTTCAGGCGCGCTAATTTTATTATGGAGCTTGTAAAACCATTCAGCTGTTTTGCGTTTTAACCATGTATCACTAGTACGATTAGCTCTTTTTGCGAGAACAATATCTGCGCCTTGTTGCCATTTATCTATGAGCTGTGGAATAACATCAATAGGATCTTGAAGGTCTACATCAATAGGTATTACAGCTTCTCCAGTTGCGTATTCAAGGCCCGCAAACAAAGCCGGTTCCTTACCAAAATTTCGCGTGAAGTTTAAAGGGAGCACTAAAGGGTCAGCAATAGCTAATGCATTGATAATATTTTCAGTGCTGTCTTTACTTCCATCATTTATGAAGACTATTTCGATATCATATTGATTAAGAATCGGGTGTTCTCTTACTGACTTATAAAATATAGGGATAGCTTCTTCTTCGTTATAAACGGGCACTACTAATGATATTTTCATTGTGGAGTATCTCTGAAAACAAAGATTTTGGAGTAAAGAAAACCTAATACGAGGCTAATCGAAGAAAAAATTATTAAAGTTGCGATAGGGGGGAATCGTAGCTGGTCTGAAACATAACCAGTCAAATAACTTAATAGCCCCATAAATAAGGTAAATGATAAGTATCGTGCTGTAGTCGCTTTAGCTTTGAACGTGAATTTTGCATTAGCAAAAAAGGAAAAACTGACAGCAGCTATGAAGCCTATTAAGTTAGCTATAGCTTGAGAGGTTGAAAGGAACACTGTCAGTAGCCCAAAAATGGACCAATGTATAAGAGTGTTTAAAATTCCAACCGAAAAGTATTTAGTGAATAACTTAATCATTTCAATCATTCGTATTGAGAAGAGAATAAGTAATTTAGTATACCTGAATATACCTACTGATGCAGCAAACTGATAAGGAGAGTTTATGTGAAATGTCGTGTTAGTCTTACTTTATTCTCCACCAAATTGTGAGGCGGAAAAGCAAGCCTATATTATAAAATAGGGGAAATGGGATTTTACTACAGTACCACTACGAACTATTTATATTTTGGTAGGTGTACTCAGAAAGCAATAAAAAAGCCCACCGAAGTGAGCTTTTAGTAACTTTCAAATGCGCGTGCATTTCACGTGCACTTTCTAGTCTTAATGTTGCCAGTGTCTAGTCCAACTGATTTTGCTAACTTCCTGTTTTTAAACCTGTTGTCCTATCACTGACCCACCAAATTTGGTGGGCTGGCGGGAGTTGAACCCGCGTCCGAAATTTCTACATTCTTTATTGTATGTTGTGAATTTATTTATTTAATATAATTTTCAATTGGTTGCGTTACATTGGTGGACATTGATTTACAACTGTTATAAAACTATATGGACACATACTGGACATTAAAGGTATGCGATTGGCTCCCCTGTGTGATTTTTAATAAGACCATAATCAAAATTATTTGTTATGAGGGTCACATCATTATACATATATTGTTCTACCCAAAAGAAATCTATACTCTTTATTGGTTCTTTATTAACAAACATAAAAATATCAAGAGTAATAGAATGCAAAGATTTTAATAAACTTTTCAGAAAAATATTATCTAATAATTTGGTGTTAAATAGTGAATAGTGATAATTTGATGATTTATCAGAGGAATAAGATAATTTCGATATATCTATTTCAAGTGCTTCCATTAGCCTAATTATAGTTGATTCTAGGGATAAAATGAAATCTTTATATTTACTAGGTTCTTCATATGACGTTGGTATGATGTATTTACCAAATATAATATTAATATCTACCCATGACTGGTTTATTTCATCAAAATAATGAGTGGATATTCCAGATAATTCACTGGTTAACCCTCTTGAATCATTGGAAAAAATAAACATTTTATTGTATAGATAATATGGGTTCTTAATATTAATTAGTGTTTTTATTTCTAATTCATTCGGGGTTTCTTTTTTATTATTTAGTGGGTGTTTTTTTACAATAGTAATTATTTCATGTTTTAAGTTTTTCTCAAAGTACTCTATAGCTGATTTTTTATGGTTTAAATAAAAGTCAATGCTATTTTTAGACTGGGTTTGGCTTATTTGCTCATTTGTTTGAATTGTTCTATGTATGTTATTAACAATAGCAGTAAACGGTATTGAGAGCGACAACAAACCTAGAGGGAACGCATTGTTAACAATGAAATCTTTGTAATTATCTCCTCCTAACTGTATATCAAAAGGGTACCATGAAAAAATACCAAAATATAAAAATGAAAATATGGGGATAATTATAGCAAGCCAAAATAATGATTGTTGCGTTAACGGCTTTGAGTCCATCCCAAAGGGTTTGGCAACATATGCAACTGTCATAATTGTAGCAATAGCATGAAAGTATATAAAAATTGCTAAAAAGGAGTCATGAAATTTTTCTACCCAAAGAGAAAAAAAAGCATTCATCTTTAATCTTCCATAAAATTCAAAGGGTTTTTAGTCACTGCATCTTCTAAATGACTTGGTGCAAAGTGTGCGTAAATCATCGTCATTTTGATATCAGAGTGTCCGAGAATATCTCTTAAAACTAAAATATTGCCGCCGTTCATCATAAAATGGCTGGCGAAAGTATGGCGTAAAACGTGGGTGCATTGTCCTTCAGGTAATTCAATTCCTGCTTTATTGACAGTGCGCTCGAATGTTTTACGGCAAGGGGTGAATAGCTTCCCACGCTTCTTAGGAATTTCATCATATAATTCCTTTGAAATCGGAACGGTACGCACCTTTTTACTTTTGGTATTTCTGTAGGTAATACGGTAGGGCGTGACTTGGCTACTTTCTAAATTTTCGGCTTCACTCCAACGAGCTCCTGTTGCCAGGCAAATTTTGGAGATCATCAAAACGCTTTCGCTATTAGATTCTGAAAGTGCTTCAAGTAATAATTTAATTTCATCTTGATATAAAAACGTCACCATACTTTCATCAACTTTGAAAGTAGGTAGCCCAGCTAATGGGTTGGCCAATGACCAATGACCTAATTTTTTTAGCGTACCAAAAACCGCAGATAAATTACGTTGCTCATGATTTACAGTAACGGGCTTAATTGCCATTAATCGACCGTTAATATCAGGAATTTCACCCTTTAGGCGTCCTTCACGATAAAGGCTAAAATCAGAAGCGGTTAACTGGGATGCAATAGGATCACCAAGCCCTGCACAAATGGCCTTGAGTTTTGACATCATTCTGTCAGCATCGGTTAACGTTCTGCCATATAAATCATGCCACTGCGTGATTAAATCCGATAATCGCCTGTTATCCTGTTTTTCACCTAGCCACGGTTTATCTTCCATTTGTCCCAGGATATATTTTTCATAGGATAAGGCTTCGCCTTTGGTCACGAACTTTTTGCGAATACGTTTACCATTGACGCCATTCGGTCTTAAATCACACAGCCATTCGCCAGACTCAATTTTTCTTACAGTCATCTCTATATCTATTGGTTTTCAATAATCGTCACTACACGACCTAACACGGTTAAGTCTTCTAAATCACAATCAAATGGAATTCCAACGCCTGAAACACGGACTTTTTTAATTGGAATTCTTGTTAGCTCACGAACGCTAATTTTCCCCTCAATATTGACAAGCCATTTGCCATCAAAAACATCTGCAAATTTTTTATCGACGATTGAATAGGTATCGCCATCTTGAACACTCATTGGTTCATCAGGGAGTGGGGCGGTATTTTTAAACATGACCTTATCGAACATCACGCTACTGGCTGGTATTAATTCACCATTCATTAAACGGAAATTAGACAGTTTGAGGATATCTATTTTTACATTTTCAAAAGGTTTTCCTTTACCAAATGTAAGCCATTCAATATTTGCACCAGTTTCTATAGTACAACGAACTACCATATCAGCAGGGAAAACAGCACGTTTGTAGCGCCCTGAAATTCCACTAGACCCCATATTGAAATGCTCAGCCATCTGTAATTTTGATGAAAAACCATAGGCTTCCATGATTCTATCTAAAACGCTTGCATTATCAGGGCATGAAATAAAATCAAATGTCTCGCACATCGAAAACTCCAAATCTCTCACTTCGTGAGATTAATTCACGAATCGAATTGACATTTCACGATTCGCGAGTTAAATTCTCTCATGTTGATAGATAACAAAGGTTGGCATTAATTCGCACTTAATGCGCATAACAGGAGATTTTGCCTCATGAAACAAAATACCGCAACAGTTTCACATTCTGAGAATCGTTGGGTTCCTTTAAAGACGTTCTGTGAACGTACAGATATCAAAATTCGCACAGCGAGATACTACATTCATACTGGAAAGCTAAAAATTAAACCTAAGACAAAACCAAATGAGCGTGTCTTTGTTGACTGGTTTGCTTGGAATAATGGCTAGTATTGTTCGCGTTTAGTGAATATTGCTAAACGAATAGTGAAATAATTAACAGGAAAACACCATGTTTGATTATCAGGTTTCCAAACAAGCACACTTTGATAATGCCTGTCGGGCATTTGCCACATCACACAAAGGTGAGCTTGTTCAGATTGCGAATGATATCGGCATGAACCCACAAATGTTACGCAATAAGCTAAACCCCGAACAGCCGCACTTAGTTACCTGTGCAGACTTGTTTAAGCTAACCGATGCCACCAAAGACCCATCATTGTTAGATGGTGTACTGGAGCAACTGAATTGCCAGCCATCTGTCCCGATGACAGATATTGGTGATAACAATGTGCAAGGTTATCTATTAGGGGCAACCGCTGAGGTCGGTAAATTAGCCAATCATGTGGTTGATGGCGGCCATATCAACAGTATACGGTCAGCAGAAATTAAGCAAAGCGTGAACAATGCAATCCGTTGTTTAGCCTTAGTTGGCGTGACTATCTCAGAACGTTTTCATTCAAACCCTGCATTAGTATCCGCGATTGATACGGTAGTAGGCTTTGGCCAATCAATGGTGTGAGGACAATATGACTCAAGCACACAAGCAGCAATATAAATACAAAGTTACAGGCGATTCATTTAAAGCAAAATCTAACAATGATTTAAAAGTGATCATCCCTGTAATTGTTTTTGCCACTATCTATTTACTAGCAAGAATATAGGTGGAAATTATGTATCAGAACCCAATAGAGCTAGAACAACGCGCCCAATATATGCAGTTAGACCAGCGTATTAATGGGCTTAATAAAACATCAGAAATTAAATCAAAACACTTTGGTTTAAAAAATGATGAGCTGAAATATTTTATAAAAGAAATGCGCGACCGTTTTAATGAGCATCACGAAGAAAATAAAAAGTTTTTAGGCGTAATTTTCTATATGGCGAATATTGATAAAAGCCGCCACGATTGCCAATTTGAAGATCTCACTACGAAAGAGATTTTTAATATCGTCAAAGCCATTAATCACATAAAAGCGATTAGTGCATTTTTACCAAAAAACTTAGCTTTACCTCTTAATTAAATAACCGACAAAAATTAATGACATTGATTTGTCAGGGTTTTTTACACGCTAAATTTAGGAAAACAGATAAATGAATATACCAGAACCGATGTTTACGCCTGTATATGATTTAGGTAATGGCGAAGATACCACGATGCTTGCTGTCATAAAGCAGAACCGTGAAGATGAAAAAAATACACGTTCGATCATTTTCGCTTCTCGCTTACGTCGCCTTTCCAATCAAGTCATGAAAGACAAGCTGGATTATGCGCAAATAGCTCAACTGTTAGAGAGTGAAGCCAATCACATCGAACACCAGGCGCAAGAACTGAATTATGTTTGAAGCGCAGGAACACAATAGCGACGTATATATTTCAATACGTCGCCATCAAGAAGCCAATAAGCCAGAGTTGCCGAAATCAGCGACTCTGGCTGAACGCATTATGTGGGATGCCAATAGAGATGATGCCGAGTGGCGTCATGAAATTATTGCGCACGTCCCCGATTTCCTTGCCATCTATTTTGCTACCAAATACGCCAAAATCTTTAAAAAATCAGGTCGTCGTCGTGCCAATGAATTTTTACGCAAAACCGCTAAGAATGTATTGCCACGATTTGAACGTGTGATGAAACAGTATGAGTTTAAACACTATGCATCGGGTAACGTGCCATTTCCTTTTATCGAACAACTGGAAAATATTGCGCAGTTAGATAGAACGGTTATCAAATCACTAGCCAGTGATATTGCTAGCTTTATGAGTGAAAACTACCAATCAGCAACAGAGCAATACGCGAACAACGACCCACAAAATGAATATGAAGCCCGTGAGCGTTTAGATAAAACCTATTCATTTATCGCTAAATTAACGCTGCAATCAGGCACACAGCCCCCTTATTGGCAACAATTCATGCATGGCCGCAAGAAACCAACCGACGATCAGCTATGTGCTGCACTGCTACGCATGTTTGATGCTGCGTGGTGGTACCGTCGTTTAAAACGTTTGTGCGATGTAAAACGTGAACACCTCGCCATTGCGATTGGTCAGGTACAAAAATCAGCATCGCCTTATGTCTCTAAAACGACATTGCATCGATGGGTAGAACAAAAGCGCGCTAACTGGCAATACCTAAAAGATTTTGAGTTAGAAGATGAGGACGGTAACCGTTCTGATTTATCAAAAATGGTATTGGGTAGCGTGGCAAATCCTGCCGTTCGTCGTTGCGAATTGATGGCGCGAATGCGTGGCTTTGAGGATTTAGCAGATGAAATGGGTTGTGTGGGCGAGTTCTATACCATCACCGCACCTTCAAAATACCATTCAGCCTACCAAGCAGGCGGCTTTGTCACTAATTGGATGGGAAATGATCCGCGCGCAACACAAAAGTACCTTTGTGGCGTTTGGCAAAAAATCAGAGCGGCTTACGCAAGAGCTGGCATTCGTGTGTTTGGCTTTCGCGTTGTTGAACCCCACCACGATGGCACACCACATTGGCATATGTTGTTATTTGTTCGCCCTGAACAGGTAGACGAGCTGCGCGATATCTTTTGTTATTACGCTCGGTTGGAAGATTCGGAAGAACTGCAATCTTATAAAGCGCTAAAAGCCCGTTTTCATGTAGAGCCTATCGATAAAGAGAAAGGCAGTGCCACAGGTTATATCGCTAAGTACATCAGTAAGAATATTGATGGCTATGCTATGGATGATGAAATTGATGAAGAAACAGGACAGAAAGCCAAAGAAATGGCGCGTTCGGTTTCGGCTTGGGCATCACATCATAAAATTAGACAGTTTCAACAAATAGGCGGTGCACCTGTGTCTGTATGGCGTGAATTACGTCGTATGGGTGATGACGTCGAAGCATCAACAGGTTTAGATGTTGAGTTTGCCGAGGTTCACAAAGCGGCAGATACAAGCAATTGGAGCGAGTACACGAAATTACAAGGTGGTGCATTTGTACGACGAGCTGACCTTATTGCGCGCCTTTGGTATGAGCGTGAAGAAAAGACCAACGCATACGGTGAGCCCGTCGATTGCATCAAGGGGGTTTACTGTACTTTGGTGGGTAACGACTCCCCAATTATCACACGCATTAAGAACTGGCAGATTGTGCCGAAGTTAGCCGAAGCGACAGCGGAGGCTGGTTTTGATGGCGCGATTAGCGCCCCTTGGAGTTCTGTCAATAACTGTACGGAGGTTCTCGGTACGGTTAAAGATAGAAATGTGGCCATCAATAATATTGTGGATGCAGCCAAGTCGATTGGGATAATTTTTGACCCTGATAAGGATAAACCAATGTTGCTTTCATTATGGAAAGGAGCTGTTTATACAGAGAATGGCCAAAGCGTGAGGTTTCACGGGAATGGCCATATTCAGAGGGTAGCGACTAAGTAATAGTAAAGTAGAAGCATATAAGATAATGGTTAATAAACTATATTACGTAGTTTATTAGCCATAGTGAAATTCAAAATATTCATTAAGGGCATTTTTAGATTCTATTTTTATTTCTTTTAATTCTATGCAAAGATTAAATAATTTAGTTATTAAAATGTTTTTTGTTTCAATGAAATAACTAGGAGGTGGTTCGTTAATTATATCCAAAATACTATTATATACTAACACTAGCATTCCTATATAATTACTAACCGCAGTCATGAGATAATATATATTTTTATAATTCAAATAATCCATTGTTAAAGCCATTAATTTCTCTTCCTCAGGGTCAATACGTTCAATTTCATTTATTCCCTCATCTTTTAATGATTTAATTACTGTATCCAAATAATATTCTAGTTGGCTATCTTTGTTTTGTAAGTAACATAGAGTTATTATTTCTTTTATTTTCCTGGATAATTTATTGTTAATATCCACTATGCGTATTTTTTCTTTATTACAATGAATAAAACCACTGTATATTTGTTGAATAATTTTATCCACTTCAACGTTTAAAGAAAAGAAATTGTTTTTTATTTTTGAAATAAATTCACGATCTACGGAATTATTTGCTCCTAATACAGGGTTACTTTTCTTATATATTTCGGAGTACAATGTGTTAGGTGATAATATAGATATTTCCAATTCTGTTTCTGGTTGTTTTTTTATAACTGATTTAAACTCATCAATAATAAATTTATGATGAGCATAAAAACTATCTGAAATATTTTTTTGCTCAGAAACGGAAATTTGTTTTTCAGTTTGTATCGTTCTATGAATATTCGAGACTATAACTCCAAAGATCGGAGATAGTGCCAGTACACCTAATGGGAGCTTACTTTCATCAAAAAAAACACTAAATCCAGCTGAGTCAAAATTTATCTCGTTTGAAAGAAATACAAAATATTCAAGGTAAAAGAAAACACCGATAGGCACTATAATTCCTAACCAAAACAAGTATTGCTTATCTAAGCTATCTGATTTTATCTCAAAAGAAACCTCTCTAGTTCCTTTTAAGGATGCATCAGTTACTAAATAAGATATGGCAAAAAGTACTGCTATTGTGACTAGTAGCATAATCACTGGAATTTGTTCAATAGGTGATGTTCCCTTCATTTTACATCCTTGTTATATTTTACTGATGCTTGCCCTAACTGTTTTCTAATCATATATTTACCATAAAAATTTTGAGTAAACTTATTTTCGATTGAAAAATCATACCCTATAGAATAGAGTAATTTTTCTATGAATTTATCAATTTCTCGTAGTGCTTCCCATATATTATGCATGATATTTAATTGATGATAAGTTTCACCCTTATCATAATCATAAGTAAAATCTAAGTATTTGTAATTCTCTTGCTCTAAACCAAAGTGCTCAAATAGATAAATTATGCTATCGTGTATGTCATAAATAATTTTGTTTATTCTTGTTTCATTTCCTACATACCTTATTATTGTTTCATCTGAGTTAATATGAAAATTCATCAGGTAACTCGTGGAATGTTTGTATAAATCACCATATAGCTTATCTAGTTCAGTAATGAAATTATTAGATATGGCATTATTAGCACCTGCTAGAACAGATGACTCTTTGAAAATATCTCTATATAATTTCATTCTGCTTTTTATTGTATATTCACATGATAAAAACCCAACTTTAAATTCTTTTAATTCATCACATATTATTTTCATGTGGGAGTTAAAAGAATCAAAGTTGTTTTTTAATTTTGTTATTTTTATTTGATCTTCCGTTCTTTCAATTTGTTCTTTTGTTTGTATAGTTCTATGAATATTTGATACGAATACCCCAAATATTGGAGAGAATGCTAGAATACCCAAAGGTAATTTACTTATTTCAAGAAATTTATTATATCCTTGCCAAGAGCTATCTAATTCAGTTCCATACCAAGCAACAATCCCAAATAAAATAAAAGAGAATATTGGTAATAATATAGCTATCCAAAATAAATTTTGTTTATCTAAACTATCAGGTGTTAATTTGACCATCTCCCTAGCTCTTTTACAAAAAAGAATGAGAAGAATAGTTGGTGGAAAAATACACACGATGAGTATGAACCACCAATTTAACTGCGTTTGTTTTTTATTTTTTTTATTTTGTTCAATATCCATACCACCCCCTATCAAAATTTGCACAGAATTCTAATCGATCAAAAAATTTTAAACTACCTCTTTCATACTAGGTAAATTTACTGTATAAATAACCAGTAAAGTGATTTTATGTAAGAGGATCATGTAGATGCTAGAGGCGTCAGTGGCGTTGGAACGGATAGAAATCATCGCCAGGTTTGGGAGTTTGGATTTATGTAATGATAAAGAGCGCCAAGTTGTATTAGCGCTGATTATGGAAATCGCAGAGGACACACGCAGAATTGAGAAACATAAAATAAAAAAGTCACTCGAAAGTGACCAACGGAAAGCAGCTTTAAACGGGGCTGGACTTTAACAAGTCTAGCGCCATTTGGCGCTGTTCAGGGTTTAAATTCTGTATCATCGAACCAATCATTTTATTACTTTTCGCGCTTGGGCTAATCGTATGGTCAAACGTCAGGCTTAATACATAAGTATGGCCGCATTCGACGTCACTACATGCACAATAGAGATCTGAAATTTCACGATGCTTTCTATTTGATTTACGAATAATCGCCTTTTCCCCACACTCAGGGCAGAATATTTTTAATACTCGCATGTTCCAAATCTCCGCTTGATAATGACCCCGTAATTTTAGCTTATTTTTACACATTTTTCATTTCCCTATGAACATTAAATTCCGTAAACATCATTAATTTTGCGTTATTTTTAATTAAATTGGTGGCTATCTTCTTGAAAAGTGATCTTTAAATGATCGGGCACCTCACCATCATTATTTATCGCGTTTGCAAACATGCGCTGAACAGGAATAATTTCATCTTGTCGGTACGCTTCACGGGCATTGCGCGGGTCACCTAAGCCGCCAACATTGCCAGGAATAATCCCTGCCAACCCCGCAGGGAAACGATGTGCGGTTAAAATATCCTGCGCACTGATGTTTTTCACATTACTAAATTCATCATTGGCCGAAATATCACCAACAGGAATAAACTTGATACCGTCCGCATCCCCATTGGGAATATGCACAAACATGGTTTCAAAGTTACCAATCCCTTTGCTTTGCTCTAATTTTTTGGTGATCATCACTTCCACTTCATCGGTGAGCATTGGATCATTACAAAAAATCATTCCCCCAGTATGTGCCCCGTTGTGGTAGTAACGACGACGAAAGATGGTGGCCTCACTGTTTAACATGGCCGCATGAATGCCCCCGATATAATCAGGAATGCCATAAACTTGCTGTTGGGGGTCATACTGTTTTATGTAAATCACATCGTCGGGGGTATACACCATCGGCTCACCTTCTTGCAAAATCACAAAATCATCGTTTTTGCGACGACGCATAAACAGCGCTGGCAGCACATACAGCCCAACCACTTCCCCGTAATAATTGCGCAGCTTTAAGATGGGCGTATCACCAAACACAATATAATCCAACACGCTGGCACGCAGCTCCTGATGCGTGAGGCCACCGCCTTGGTAATCCGATAACACCATATTGGCACGCGCATGAATAACGCCCCCGTGTTGGCCATTTAAATTCACCAATTGCGCCAAGGCGGTGCGGTCTATCGGTAAGCTGTAATGGTCATAATCATTGTCATACCAAATGTTTTGGTATTCCGTATGGGTGGTTAAAATGGGTTCTGGCTTGCCTAATGTGATGATGTTCATCGATTTTTGGCTCGTAGTTTGCTTTTGTGCGGTTTTCCGTAACTTTTTCTTACTCATCATGCAGCCTTTTGAAATTTATATTTAGATTTACGCTGTCTTTCATTGTTTAGCGGTTCGTTGGCCACGGCGTGTGAGGTGGCAAAAAACACGTCTGCGTGACCCGTTTCCTTACTGCGATCCGCGATAAAGGTCATTGAGCCCCCTTTACCCGTGGTGGTGTGCCGAATGGCTAAGAAGCTGGCCATAATTTCTTTTTGCTCGACGTCCCAGGCAATGCGCTGCTCATCCACCAAATCAATCATTTTGAGCACCAGTTGAGTTTTGGTGTTTTGGCTGTAGTGAATGGCGGTAGTGACGCGCGGAGCAAAGTCGGCCACCATCTCATATACCCCGTGACCAATCCCTGTGGTATCGATGCCGATGTGGGTAAAACGGTATTGGCTGTACAGGTCTTGGATTTGTTTGGCTTGGTGTTTCCAGCTCATGCCTTGCCAATAAAAAGTGGCGAGGACGCGAAAATATTCCCCTGCCACCAAAGGCGGTGCAACTATCACAAAGGTGGACGTATCCCCTGAACGTGCAGGGTCGTAACCGCCCCAAACCTCTTTATCACCAAACGGCCGTGGGGCATTAATATCGTGATCATCCCAAACACCAATATCGATGGCACATTTTTCAAGGTCGTTATATTTGAAAACCGACGCACCACTGTCGACAAACACGCACATATACAGCATATTAAAGGTGTCTTTGTTATAGCGGTTGCGCAGTTTTTCAATGGATGCCAGGTTAAACCCGTTTCGGACGGCATCTTCAATTGTAATGACATATCGCCACTGGCCATCGGGGCAATCACGGCCACCGTCTTGCATCTCTTCAAAGCTTGGGAATTCCACATTCTTACGTTTGGCATCACTGCCGCGCCACTCGTCACCTGTCCAAAATGGGTAAGCAGGATGGGTTTTGGCGCTGGGCGTGGAAAAATAAGTGGTGCGCCATTTATCGTGGGTCGCCATCGCAGAGGCCACTTCATTCAGGCGTTTAAAATCAGGTACCCAAAAGTATTCATCGCAATACAAATGGCCACTGTATGACTGTGCGGTGTTTTTATTGGTGGATAAGAAGCGCAGCTCTGCGCCATTGCTTAAACGGATAGGGTTACCCGTGAGCGTGACACCAAAGAATTTGTCCGCGATATTGACGATATAAGAACGGAACACCTCCGCTTGTGGTCGTGAAGCGGATAAAAAGATTTGCGGGTCGCCAGTGAGTACCGCGTCTTCAAACGCTTCAAAGGCAAAATACCAGGTCGCCCCAATTTGGCGTGACTTGAGGATATTGCGAATGACCTTTTTAATATTAATGCGCAGGTGTTTTTGGTAGCCAAATAGCATTTCATCCGCGAATTTTTGAAAGTCTTCAGGGGTCAGTTCAGAGATATCATTTTTCTTATAACGACGTTTTTTCTTACTTTCGCCATCGTCGCTTGTACTGTATTCCCCGCCAGACTCCGCTTGCGCTTTGATTTCAGCCAGCTTTTCTTTGTGCTTATTGGCCTGCGCCATCAATTTGACGTGATGGGCTATCAGTCTGTCGAGCTCCTCCAGTTCAAGTTCCGTTTTTTTATTGCGCTCCGATAACAGCGCAATGCGCCGGTTAATTGCCTCTAACACGCTCTCATGGTTGAGCATATCCGCCCAGCACCACTTTTGCGCCCAATAGTAGACAATCCGCCTGTTAGGCAGGTTAAGTTCCTCCGCGATTTCAGCAGGGGTATAGCGTCGCAAGTAAAGTGACTTGGCGACCTGTATTTTTGCATCTGAGTGTTTAGCCATAGTGGTGCCATTGTGCAATGTTCAGAAATTGCAGGCATCTACCTGTTTTCGGTAATGGCGGGATAACCGAACTCAACCATTCGCACCGTGAATAAGAATTGGCAATACTGATGGCTCAAAAGGAACGGAATGCAGCTAAGGATTTTGAATGTCGCAATTACGCACAACATGGCTCTGCATTGCCACGGAAGGTGAAACCGTTGATGGTCGGGAAATTCTGCCCGAGGAAATTATCGAAATGGCAGAAACCTATGATACCGATTTGTATACCGCCATGATTTGGCCTCGACACAATAAGCCAGGCGAAGACCGCGGTGACCCACTGGGTGAGGTTATTGAGTTACAAGCGGATACCGATGAAAGCGATACGTTACGTTTGTATGCGGTACTTAGGCCTTTTACCCGCTTATTGGAAATGAACAGCCAAAACCGTGGGGTGTTTACCTCGGTCGAGATGAATACCGATTTTCGCAATTCAGGCGTGACATATTTAGAAGGCTTGGCGGTAACGGACACCCCAGCCAGTGTAGGTACGACAAGGCTAGACTTTAGTCGTCAAAAACAAAGGAAACGAAAAATGGCAAAACCCGCAAAGAAAACATGGCGTCAGCACTTTGGCATTGAAGAAGTCAAAGAAGAAAAGCCAACCGAAACCACTGTTGATGATGAAGTGTTATCGGGCATGGCGGCAGATTTGGCGGCAGCACTGACTAAAATCGCTGAATTAGAAACCATGTTGGAACAAGCGCAAAGTGATGTGGAAGTGGTGAAAGACGTGGTAGACACCGAAGATTTCGCCAAGCTGCGCGACAACTTACCGGAAATCACCAAATCATTCAGCAAAGTGGCGACCCCACTCCCAGGGAAAAACCCCGCAGGCCGTAAAGAGTTTGTACACCTCTAATCCGTTGTGATCAGAGCCCATTACTGAATTTTGGAGAGGGATTTCCATGTTTTTAAACAATACGGCCAGAACGTATTTAAAAGGCCATAAATCAGGCCTTGAACGCTCATACAACATTGATGATGCGTCGAAATATTTTGCCATCACCGAACCCAAAGAAATTGCGTTGCGTAAAGCGATTATGGAATCCGTTGAGTTTCTCAACCTGATTTACTGCGCGGACGTTGACCAATTGGCTGGCCAAGTGATTTCGGTGGGTAACCCTGGGTTATTCACGGGGCGTAAAAAAGGTGGCCGTTTCATGCGTGAAACGGGGATTGATGGCAATGAGTATAAATTAGCCGAAACCGACTCAGGGGCGTTTTTACCGTGGGATGTGCTGTCCGTTTGGGCAAACTCAGGCGGTGAAAATGAGTTTTACCAACGGATGCAAAATTTCGTGAATGAAAGCTTTGCCCTCGACATGTTGCGTATTGGTTTTAACGGTACCCATGTGGCCGATAGCACAGACGCGAAAAAGTACCCGAACGGGGAAGATGTGAACAAAGGGTGGCACCAAATCGCCAAAGAATGGGACGGGGGTAAACAAGTGATCTCCGAATCCATCACTTTGGATGAAAAAGGCGATTTCCGTTCACTCGATGCGATGGCGCAAGAGGTGGTAAATACCTGTATTCCTGTGCAATACCGCACCGACCCACGCCTTGTGGTGTTAGTGGGTGCTGACTTGGTGGCTGCGGAGCAGCATCGCTTATATCAAGCCGCTGACCGCCCAACGGAGAAAATTGCCGCGCAATTACTGGGTACCACTATCGCTGGCCGAGCCGCCTACATCCCGCCATTTATGCCAGGGAAACGCTTAGTGGTTACGACGTTATCCAACTTACACCTGTACACGCAGCGCAATACGCGCCAGCGTAAAGCGGAATTTGTGGATGACCGTAAACAGTATGAAAACAATTACCTCCGTAATGAGGGTTATGCGTTGGAATACCCTGAGCTGTACGGAGCAATTGATGAGTCAGCGGTCACTATCGGTGAATTGATTGAGCCGAAAGACACGGTAGAGACAGACTAATGTTATCACCCGGTCAACGCCACCGCTTAAAGGTGGAAATGCGCCAAAAGCTGGAGCAGCAACAAGCGGTTGCCATTGCCGATGGCGAAAGTATGCACTTACAAGCGCGTGCCGTTGACAAGGATGCCGCACGGCTCAAAGGGATGACCAACGCAGAACGCACCGAGATAAAACGGCAGGAATTTTTGCCCAATTATCTGCCGACTGCCCAGCGTTATCTGGACGACGGGAAAATCTATAAAAACCCGATTTTTGCCTACTGTGTCGTGTGGCTGTTTGATGTGGGGGAATTCCAGCAAGGATTGGATTGGGCGGACATCGCCATTGAGCAAGGACAGCTCACCCCGACAGGCTTTAAAAGTGGCTTTCCTGCCTTTGTGGCTGACACCATCTTGCAATGGGCGCAGCTTGAAAGCGAAGCAGGTCATGCCATTGAACCCTATTTTTCACGCACGTTTCACAACGTCACCGAAAAATGGCGAGTGCACGAAAAGATTAAGGCCAAGTGGTACAAATTCGCGGCCTTGGAAATCCTCAAAGGGGATAACAGTGAAGCGAAAGCCAGTGCCATTGATAACGTGGATGATTTAGAAAAAGCCGATGCCTACCTTGCGAGGGCGCATCAGCTAAACCCGAAAAGTGGCGTAAGAACCCATCGCACGCGTATTGCTATGCGACTGCGGGCACTTACTGCCGAATGACTACCGCAAGCCAAGTGGGCGCAGCTGAGGCAATGCAATTAATTGTAATTGGCCGAGGAAGCTGGCCTTGCCCACTTTTTAATTAAGGACAGCCCATGTTTGATGGTAATAGCGGTAATTATCGCCAAGAAATCATTACCAATGACGGTTTTTGGCCTGATGTGGATTTACTGGAATTTCAGAAAAGCCGTTCGTTGCCGACCAGTATCGATACGGATTTTTTGGCCGATGCATTACTGAACACTATCACTGAAATCAATGGTGAGCTGATAAGCGTGAAAAATCAGCATCACGCCAAAGGATACCAGCAAGCGGCAGAAGTACCTGGTGTGCAACGCAATGGCCGTAATGCATTATGTGCGCAGTATTTAAAAGCGGTATTTGCACGAGCCAAAGCGGATTTATTGGGGGAATACAGTTCCATCGTGAACCGTGCCCCGAACTCGCAGCAAGAAAGCCCTGAACTGCGCAACCGCCTGTTAGCGGAATCCTCATTAGTGATCCGCAATATGAAAGGCTTAAAACGCGCCACGGTAACCATGATATGAGCAAATTGCAGCAATTAACCGCCTTTTTAAAGGCCAACTTGCCTGATGGTGTGTGCAATGTGGAGTTTTCTAGCGTCACTGATAGCATTCAATTCATCCCTGCTCAGCGCGATTTGGGCAATGACCAATACCGAATGCACATCAAACAATATGACGCGACGATTGCGTGGGGGCGTTTCCCCTATCGCCAAGTAAACCCTGATTATATCGGTATCTTGATTGATGCGTGGCTCAATGAAAATGACGATATCGATGATATTCAGCTGGATTTAGAGCGCCCATCCATGGACGTGGATTTAAATGAAAGCCACCAAGCGGTGGTGATTGTCACGCTGCAACTGGCGGAGAACGTCAACATGCGAGAGGACGAAAACGGCATTGTGCCGATGGATGGCAAGCGCTGGACACTGTGCGACCCCGATGTGTGGATTGCCCAAGAAGCGGATATTGCAGGCGTTCACGCATGATAAGCGGCCAGTTAAACCAAACCCAATTTAACACGCTGCAAGAAGCGCTTAAGCGGTTTGATTTAACCCCGAAAAAACGCCAACGCCTGTTATGGCGCATCGCGAAATATGGCGTGATAGCGGCAGCAAAACGCAACGTTCGCAACCAACAAACGCCAGAGGGCGAACCGTGGCCACAGCGCCAGGGAAACTGGCGTAAAAAGATGCTGCGCAACATGCCCAAAGTGCTGCACATCAAGGAACTACCTGAAACACAAAGCGTGCGGGTTTACCTCAAAGGGGGCAAATACCGCAACGGCAAAAAACAGATCCCTGCGGGTGTTGTGGGCTATTCGCAACAACATGGGATGAACGTGACCGTGAATAAATCCAGCTTTAAATCTGAGCGCGATAAAACACGGCCAGCCACCAAGAAGCAAGCCAAAAAATTACGGGCGCTGGGATACAAGGAGCGCAAAGGTAAAGGCTGGCGCAAACCGCCTGTTAAAGCCATTGAAAGCGGGATGAGCTTTGCTAAAGCAGGTTTATTAATTCGCACCTTAAGCGATGAGACGCCGCAAAATTCATGGGTGATTGATGTGCCAGCGCGTGAATTTTTGGGCATCAATCAAGATGAATTTGAAAAAGCCCTCGCACGGCAACTGCAAGGGATTGGGTTTGGTTAAACAACCATAAAAGAGGGATTTTTTATGACATGGCCATCTGTACAGGTGAACCAAGTAAATCAGCTACAAGGGGAAACCAAAGAGGTTGAACGCACGGTATTGTTTGTGGGAACAGGCAATACCAACGTGGGCAAAACGGTTTCCGTCAATACACAAACGGATTTTGATGATGTGTTAGGCCGTGAAGATAGCGCACTGAAACGCAATGTGATGGCCGCCATGAATAACGCGGGGCAAAACTGGTCGGCTTATCTTCATGTGATGGCGGTTGATGCTGAGCCGCTGGGGTTTGTGGATGCAGTGATTGCCGCGCAAGACGTGGCCAGTGTGGAGGGTTACGTTTTACTGACCACGGCCAGCAAAGAAGTCATTGATGCAGCCAATACCTTGCGTGAAACCTTGATTGCCAAGTATGGCCGTTGGGTCTGGTCAATCATTACCGTGGATGCCCCCACCAAAGACGAAAGCTGGCCAGACTATGTGGCTCGCATCATTACGTTGCAAAAAGGCATTGCTGCCCCGTCGGTGCAACTGGTACCGCAACTGTGGGGTAAAGAAGCGGGTGTATTAGCAGGCCGTTTATGTACCCGTTCGGTGACCATCGCGGACACGCCAGCGCGGGTAAAAACAGGCGCATTAAAAGACATGGGCGCAACGCTCCCCCTTGATGGCACAGGTAAAGAGATTGATTTAGCGACTTTGCAGGCGTTAGAGAAAAACCGCCTCAGTGTGCCAATGTGGTACCCCGACTACGACGGTTTGTACTGGGCAGATGGCCGCACATTAGACGTGGAAGGCGGTGATTTTCAAAACATCGAAAACCTGCGCATTGTCGATAAAGTGGCGCGAAATGTACGCATTCGGGCAATTGCCAAAATTGGTGATCGCAGCTTAAACAGTACGCCCAATTCCATTGAAACCCACAAAAGCTATTTTGCCCGTGTGATGCGTGAAATGGCGCGCTCTAGCCAAATCAACGGCATTACGTTCCCTGGGGAATGCAAACCGCCACAAGATAGCGATGTGGTGATCACTTGGATGAGCAAAACCAAAGTCGCGGTGTATTTTGTGGTTCGAACCTATGAATGCCCAAAAGGCATTGAAGCGAGTGTGATCTTAGATACCAGCTTGGAGGGCGCGGCATGAGTAAACGGATTTCGGGTCAGTCGTTTGATTTTAACCTAGACGGCTCACTCATTCATGTTGAGAAATCAACGTTAAACCTTACGGATAACACAGGCGTCGCTCAAACCAATGGCGTGCCCGATGGTTGGGTTTCAGGGGATGTGTCTGCAGAGGGTGAGCTGGAATTTAGCACCAAAGCGTTAGCCATTTTAAAAGCCAAAGCCCGTGCGGCAGGCTCATGGCGCAGCATTCCCGAAGTGGATTTGATGTGGTACGCCAAAGCAGGCGGCGAGGAAATGAAAGTAGAAGCCTTTGGCTGCAAATTGCTGTTATCGGACATTTTGGATTATGACCCAAAAGGCGGTACCACGGTGAATTTAAAAGTGAAATTCCTTGTCACCAGCCCTGATTTTGTGCGTTTGGATGGCATTCCTTACCTTGAGTCAGAGTTGACAGACAAATTAATCGGTTAAAAGGAAAAGTGTTCATGGAAGAACATGAAAAAACATTTATCACCCTGTTTTTTATGGGCGTGCTCATTGCCGTTGGCAAAATCCTCACCAGTGACGAACAAATTACCGCACGTTTGTTTTTCGGGCGTGTTTTTCTGGGGGCGGCAATTTCAGTCATGGCAGGTGCCGCGCTGATTTGGTTCCCCAATATCTCCCCCTTAGCGGTCACGGGGATTGGTACCGCTTTTGGGATCGCAGGTTATCAGTTAGTTGAAATGTGGCTTAAAAAGCGTGGAAAAGCGTTATTACAAGGAAAGTTAAAAGATGACATTAAGTGAGAAACAAGCCTTATTCACCGTGATGATTGGCAGGCTGATTTTATGGGCAGATGAGCACGGATACCGCCTGACCTTTGGTGAAGCCTTTCGCACTAGTGAGCAAGCCAGCGCGAATGCCAAAACAGGCAAAGGCATCAAAAACAGCTTGCACACCTCACGCCTCGCCGTGGACTTTAATTTATTTATCAACGGCCAATACCGTGAAGATACCCCAAGCTATTTGCCTCTAGGCGAATATTGGGAATCTATCGGGGGCACTTGGGGCGGCCGATTTAACGATGGTAACCATTTCAGCTTAGCCCATAACGGAGTGAAGTAATGGCCAAGCAACTTGCGTTTGTGTTCGCGCTAGGAATAGCGGCCTTTGGCGCAGGTTGGTGGGTGAATGAGCTTTATCACGACAGCTTACAGCTCAACATTGAACGCGCTGCCAAACAAGCAGGCGATAAAGCCCGAGCCGAAGCACAAGCCATTTCCCGTGAGTCTGCGCGTCAGCTTGAAAACCAATTGGAGAATATCGCCAATGCAACGCCCAGGGAAATCAGAACCGAAGTTATTAAACCTGTGTTCACTAACGTGTGTGTTAGTCCTGAGTTTGTCAGCTTGTACAACCGCGCCGCCGAGCGTATCGAGCGAGAGTTATCAGGAAAACCTGTTAACCAAATGCCCAATCTTGTTGCCGAGACTGAACGGACAAACGGGCAAGCACGTCAGTGAACCGTTAGAACTGTTTTTAACCTTGTACGGCAATTGTGCCGCACGTCATAACCAGTTAGTGGATGACATTAATCGCAAAAGGAATTGAACCATGAGCCAACAAATCACATTAGACATTGCCGGAAAAGATTACCGTTTCGAACCCAACATGACCGCCTATAACGGGTTTATCAATGAAATGGCAATGGACAACAAAATTGCCCCTGCCCACACCTATTTACGTCGCATTGTGGTGAAAGACGACAAAGATGCGCTGGATGAATTATTAAAAATGCCCGGTGCCGCGCTGCAAATCGCTTCATCCATCAATGAGCAATATGCCCCGAAATTGGACATTAGCGTAAAAAACTGAGGGCGCGGGTTGAATCTATTGAGCGTAATGAGTTGGAGCAATTTATTGCGCTGCGTCGTCATTACTATCCTCATGATAATGACGAAATTGATAGTTTGGCTCGTGCTGCATGGCTGAATAACCAACACTGGGAAAATATGCGCATTGCCGTGGCCAATGGCATTGCACTGGCGTTAAAGGGTGATAAATGAACTCATTAGATTTTACTTTAAGCTTAATTGATAACGTGACACAGCCGTTAAAACAGGCTCAGTCTGCGTTATCCAATTTTGCCCATGAGAGTCAAAAAGCCTTTACCCAAAGTGCCATTGGCGTGGCAGGGTTAGCGGGTGCGTTGTTTTCCTTAAAAGGCCTACTTGATCCCGCGCTGCAAATGAATGAAGCGCTACAAACCGCCAGTTTGCAAGGCGTGGATACTAGCGCAATGAAAAACATCACCCAATCGGCCATGAAATTCAGTGCGCAATATGGCAAATCCTCGGTGGAGTTTACCCAATCGGCGCTCACCATTCGCAAGGCCATCCAAGGCGTAGCTGATAACGAACTGCCTTATTTAACCACGGTGACCAATACCACGGCCACCGCCTTAAAAAGTACCGCAGATGAAACCACCGCCTATATGGGGCAGATGTTTTCGCAGTTTTCCACCTATGCCAACCAAGTGGGCAAAAGCCAATTTGCCGAAGAACTGGCAGGCAAAGCGCTGTATATGTCGCAAACCTTTGGTACCTCAATGGCTGACATTACAGGATTAATGGAGGGCGCAAGGTCGGCAGGGACTCACTTTGGCGTGGGTATCGATGAACAACTGGCCGTGTTGGGGGAATTACAGCGCACATTGGGCAGCGAAGCCAGCAGCGCCTATGAGGGCTTTATGACGGGCGCGGCAGATGGCGCTAAAAAACTGGGGCTAAGCTTTGTCGATGCGTCGGGAAAAATGAATTCCTTGCCTGAAATGTTGGGTAAATTACAGCAAAAATATGGCGCAAATATTGATGGCAACCTCAAGGCGCAAAAAGAGATTGAGGCCGCGTTTGGGGATTCGGCCATTGTGGTGAAGCAGCTCTATGGCGATGTGGATGTGTTACGCAAAAATATCACCGCCCTAGGCGCGAACGATGGCATGAAGCGTACCCGTGAAATGGCCGAGCAATTGGCCGACCCGTGGGAACGACTAATGGCCATTTGGACTAACGTGCGCGTGGCCGTGGGGATGACGCTATTGCCTGTCATTAATCCACTGGTGAATAAAATCGCGGAGATGGGGCAAACCGTCCAACGTTGGCTCACCTTGTTCCCCAATATCGCCAAATACGTGGGCTATATCTCAACCAGTATCACTGGCGTGGCCGCTGCGGGAGCGATGGCCAATATCGTGATGGGGATCAGTAAATTTATTTGGGCGGGACTCCTAGTGGTCTGGAAACTGAGCCTTGCGACGTTGAAATTAATCCCAGGTGCCGTTTGGCTGGCTAATAAAGCGATGGTGGTTTGGCAGGCCACTTTAAAACTGTTGCGAGGTACCTTGTTGGCGCTACGGATGGCCGCCATCACCGCAGGTATGGGTTTTAACCTGATGAGTTTGCCCATCATTTTGATTATTGGGGCGATTGCATTATTAGGCGTGGGAATTTATTACCTGATTAAACATTGGGATGCCGTTAAGGCCGCTATTCAAGATACCACCACATTTAAAGTGTTGGCTGCGGTTGTGATGGCACTTGGCCAAGTGTTTAGCGATGTATGGGAATGGATTGGCCAAGGTTGGGAAACCCTGTGCAATTGGTTTGGTGAGTTTTCATTAACCGAAACCTTTGAGGCCGTTGCCAACAACATCCGCGATATTTTCGGCAATGTATGGGCATGGGTCAAACAGACCTTTGCAGATATCTATAACTCGTTTGTCGATACCTTAAATTATTTGCCTGGTGTTGAAATTGAACGCATGGAGGTCAACACCCCAGGCGCCCAACCCACCAATAGCGTGCCTAATGTTGAGAGCATGGCTGCGGTCGATATTATTCGCCAGCAACAATTGTTTATGCAGGCGCAAGTTGAGCAAGCGGAGCCCATCACCAATACACAAATATTAACGGGCAAACAGCTCAAAGGCATTGATAAAAATGGCATTGGGAAAAATGCCGTGGGTTCAACAACCAGTCATGTCGATAACAGTCGAAATTATGAAAATGTGGTCATTAAAGTTGAAACAATGCCATCACCACAACAATTAACGGAATATGAGATGTTAGCGCATGGATAGCCAATACATTGATTTATTAATCACTCAGCGTGATTTTACCTTGAATTCAGGCAGTGAGCCGATTTTGTGCAATAACCGTGTTTCCATCGCTCAAGATTGTGTCCATGCCATTATGGAAAGCGGTTTGGCCACACAATTGGTGGGCGAACGTAGCCCCACCTTACGGGCAGATATTCGTAACCAAATTGAGATGCTTGTGGAAAATGACGAGCGCATTGTCCCAGGGACAATTTCCATTCACGAAGAATCACCCGTGAAATTGTGGATCACCGCAGAAACTTACGATTTTGGCCGCATGGACGTGGGAGTGGACTATGGCGACTAAGCCCGATGTTGATTATGAAAAGGTTCTGCAAGATAGCGGTATGCCGACCACTGAGGCTGAAATTCACGCGCAATTTAACCAAGTGGTGGCCGATGAGGGGTTAGTGACCAATACCTCACGAATGTCTCCGTTTTGGCGGCTCATTACCTCCATTGTGACCAAGCCCGTAATGTGGCTAAAAGAGGCCTTGGTCAATGTCGTCATGCGCAATATGTATCTGGCCACGGCATCAGGGGCATGGCTTGATTTGTTTGCTTGGGGCGTCAACTTAACCCGCAAACCTGCTACCCAAGCGCACGGTGTGATCCGCTTTTATAAAGTGGCAGGCGCTAGCGCGGTCACTGTGCCTAAAGGCACCATCATCCAAACGGAGCGCATCGCGGGGGTGATTTACAGTGTGAGTACCACCCAAGCCGTGGAGATTGCCGCAGGCCAGCAAAGCCAGTTAATTCCTGTGATAGCAGATATGGCAGGCGGTGCGCATAACCTCGCCCCAGGCTATTTTCGTATTTTGCCCGTGGCCGTCGCAGGGATTGAGCAGGTGCAAAGTGAAAATGACTGGTTAACAACGCCAGGCGCGGATGCTGAAAGCGACGATGACTTGCGTGACCGCTGCCGCAACCAATTCAATTTAGTGGGGAATTACCATACCGATGCGGTTTATCGCGGCATGATAGCCAGCCTTGTGGGCTTGAGCATTGACCGCATTTTCTTTTTGCATGATGCACCACGTGGTGCAGGTACCGCCAATGCGTATTTGTTATTAGACAGTGGCGTGGCAAGTCAGCCTTTTATCGACCAAGTGAATGACTACGTGATGAAACAAGGCCATCACGGCCACGGTGATGACATGCGGTGCTTTGCCATGCCAGAAACACATCATGCGTTAGTTTTAACCTTATTCGTCGATAACATTGGCAACTTTAGCGCGGAACAACTGAGCAGCTTAAAAAATGAGGTGAACGATTTGGTGCGCTGTGCCTTTCGTGAAAACAGTTTGTACCAGGTCAAACAAACATGGCCATATTCACGGTTTTCATTCTCTAACTTGGGGCGCGAGCTGCACCGCCAGTTTAGTGATATTCAGTCACTGCATTTTTCCTTGGGGGATATCACCAGCGAGCTCAACGTGCCCCGCTTAACATCGTTAGTGGTTGAGGTGAAAAATGTCTGACTTTCACGAAAAACTTAAACGCCTTGCACTGCCAAGTTGGATGGACAAAGGCGAGCCCGCCAAGCTACTGGCAGCATTACGTCGTTTCTGGACGATGATTTACGGCTGGCTAACGTGGCCATTAGCCCAATTGGATGCCGAAACCTGCACAGAGTCATTATTGAACTTGCTAGCATACCAGCGAGATATTCAGCGCTTCAATGGTGAGCCATTGGACTTATACCGCAAGCGGGTGAAATACGCCTTTATCAACGCCAAAGACAGTGGCAGCGTGGCGGGGTTTATCGCCATTTTTGAACGGTTAGGTATTGGCAAAGTGCTGATTAAAGAGCGCCAGCCGCACATTGATTGGGACGTGATTATTCTCGTGCTCAATGATGAGCAGCTCTCTCGTGCCCCTGATTTGCTGATTAACATCATTTACCAGTATGGGCGCACCTGCCGACGCTATCAGTTTGAAGTGATTAACGATTATCAACTGAATATGCGCGTGGGCAGCATTGAGGGCGATTACATCAGCTATCACGCGAAATTACCCGTACCTATTTTGACGTTACGAGTGGGTGAAATTGCCAATGATATTCAAATCAGTTATGCGACGCTGCAAGGAAGCAGCGCACCCAATATGACCTATGGGGCATCATTAAAAGGATAAATTATGTCATCAGTCATTACCCTTGAATTTGAGCACTACAAAGCGCAGGAAGCCGCAACAGGTAAGCCCATCATTTTAGATGAATTTGTGTTTGCCTTAGTGCCAAATTTAGACCCAAAGAAACCCATTGAACGTACTGAACAACTGCCCGATGCCAAACATATCGTGCACCGCCAAGTAATTAATAAAGCGGGATTAGTCAGCGAAAATGCGGTGGCTTACAGCGTGACGTTGGGCACGGAAATCGGTGATTTCGAATTTAACTGGATTGGGCTGTTGAACAAGGCTAACAATTCCGTGGCGATGATCACCCATGCCCCGACACAAAAGAAACTGCGCACGCAAGGTGGCCAACAGGGCAACGTCTTAACCCGCTCATTTTTACTGGAATTTGACGGGGCGGCCAAAGATACCGCCATTAATACCACCGCAGAAACGTGGCAAATTGATTTTACGGCTCGCTTAACGGGGATCGATGAAGCGCAGCGTCTCATTAATACCGACAGCTACGGTGAGGCGGCTTTTTTTGGCTCTGCCTTTGAAGTCACTCGCGATGGTGAACAATTTACCGTGAATAGCGGTTTAGCCTATGTGGGCGGTTTGCGTGGTGAGCTAGCTAAAAGCCAAGTGTTTAATAAACTGCGTGATACGCACATTTATGCGGATTTCAGCTATCAAGGTAACTTACTTAGCCAATGGCAAACGGTGGTTAAACTTACCACGGGCAACCAACTCAAACACTATGTGGATAGCCACGGATATGCCCATTTTGTATTTGCCATCGCGGCGATTGATAAAACAGGGGTTATCACCGATTTGCGCCCACAAGGGGCGAAATGGGAACAAAGCATCGCGCAAATCAAACAGCAATATGCGCTAAAAAGTGAGATGAAATCATGGCGCTATGTTGCCAAAGGCAATGAAACAACCCTCACCCCAAACGAGGTATTTCATCGCTGTTTGCTGTTTATTAATGGCCTTGAGCAATACGCCAATTATTCTTTTGCCGTTGAAAACAATACGGTTTATTTAGCCGAGCCGTTGCTAAAAGACGACCACATTGAGGTACTGATTAATGTGCCGGTGATTAGCCCACGTGCATTACATGCCGGTTCTGAAACTGATGTGTTACGCAATGAAGTGGAGGCGCTCAGAACCACGGTGAAGAACTTGAAGGGAAAGGATTTTATTAGCGCGGACAGCCAGAACTTAGCGGCCATCGGCTCTGATGAAAACATTTTTATTTCAGAAAAACAGTTGCAGCACATTCACAACATTGAAGTCGAAACCACCATAAAAGGGAAATAGCGAACATGGCAATTAAACGCACGATCACACTGAATTTTAAAACCTCTGACGGTAAAACCTTACCCGTATCTTTTGATGTAAGCGACGGTGAATCCGCCTTTGAGGTCTGGAAAAAACTGCCAGGGAATGCAGCCAAAACAGAGGCGCAATTTTTTGCCGAACAAAAAGGCACTGATGGCAAGAACGGCACCAATGGTGCAGATGGTAAAAACGGAAGTAATGGTGCACAAGGTGCCAGTATCGTCAGCGTCTCAGTCCAAGTTAAAGAGAATCCGTGAGGTGATGCATGGCGAAAGGTCGCACGGTCACACTGACGTTTAAAAATAGTGCTGGCACTAACTTGCCACCTGTTTCTTTCGTCGTCAATGACGGGGAAAAAGGCGATAACGCCCATATTCAGGTGACGTCCATTATTCCCACAATTAAAGGTGGTGAAACGTCATTTAGCATCGGCAATGTGGCCGTGTTATCTGTGCAAATTAATGGCATCACTCAGCCCCAAGGCTATGCGTACACCGTGGAAGGAACCACATTGTATTTGGCCGAAGCCTTAAAAAATGGCGATTTTATTTCTATTGAGGTAACAAAATGAGTAAACCAACAGGGAAGTTGATCCGATTAACCGCAGGGAATGTCGGTGCGGTGCCCGTCGGACGAAAAGTGAATAATAAACCGCTAAGTGCGGATATTTCGTTAAGTGCGGGGGATGTGGGGGCGTATAGCAAAACAGAAACGGATAACAAAGTTGCGGATGCAAAAAAAGCAGGCACCGACGCACAAACTAAAGCCAATGCCGCCAATACTGCCGCAACCAATGCCAATAATAATGCCAATGGCCGTGTGCCAAGTGGCCGTAAAGTGAATGGTAAACCGTTAACGTCGGATATTACGTTAGGTGCGGGGGATGTGGGGGCGTACACCAAAGCAGAAACAGACAGCAAAATATCTATGTCATCGAATGGAGCCGTGATGAATATTCGAAGAGGAGCTTCAGTTAATCCACCTAAACAAAATGAATATGGACCAAAAGAAAGTCCGGCTGGTTGTATTGTTACGAGTGTTAGGCACGACCCGACAACATCTTATGGGATATTTTTTACTTACAGACCGCTTCAAATATTAGTTAACGGAGCGTGGAAAACACTTGCGGGAGATGCGTAATGCAATTAAATAATTTTATACAATACATACCTAACGATGAGAAAAAAATTCAAAATATCCAATATTTCATTTCTGATAATGGTATTGATTTTTATGAATCATTTGAAAAATTCAAACTAAAATATAAGATTGGTTTTGATAAACAAGGAATTATTAGAACCGTTTCTGAAGATATATCCGCTATCTACCCTTTAGATTTGAGTATTGTAGATGTTGCTTCTCTACCCGATAATTTCGATATAGATGGGCAATGGATATTTGAAAATGGAGAGATAAAACAATATATATTCACATTAGAAGAAGTTATTTTTTTCGCCAACCAACAAAAAAAGACTCTATTGGATAAAGCAGCAGCAATCATAGCTCCTTATCAAGACGCCATAGATTTAGGTATTGCCACTGATAAAGAGCTCAAACAGTTAAACGCTTGGAAACAGTATCGCGTTGATTTAAATCGCATTGACACTGCAACCGCCCCCGATATTGCATGGCCAGAGAAACCTCAATGACCGATCAACGTTATCAGTGGCGTCAACAAAACATGAAAATGGCGGCAGGTTTGCCGCCGATCACCTGTTCTATTTTGCCTGTGCATCCGTTTATTTATGGCATCGGGCAAACGAATAGCTCAGGCAGCTATCTCAGCCCCACCAATGCGATTAACCATTTAGCGGACAAGCTTACTGGCGCAGGCCATGTTTCGGTATTAGTACTGATGGTGACAGGGAAGTCATTTGCCGAATTTATGCAGCAATTATCGGCTTTTTCGGCGGTATTTCCACTGCCTGTTTTTGCCCAAGTCGAGAGGATGGCCAGAACGGCACACACGCTGGCCACCACAAAAATGCAATTGCCAGGGAAAATGGCAGGCGGCTTACCTTTGCCACAATCCCTATCAACGACGACCAGCCGTATGGCGTCTAACGCACAGTTAATTGAAGCGGCAAAAGCAGCGGCAAGCCAGCCTAGCGGGTTGGATAGCATGAAATCGGCACTGTCGGATTTCAGCCAACAAAAAGACAATGCCTTAAAGCAGATGAGTGATGCCCTAAACGGACTTTTAGGCCAATCAGCGACCGTTTGGGCATTTGCAGGCACAGATGATGCCAGCATTTTGGCCGATAAAATGCGAAAAAACATTCCTGAGCCCGACGCAATATTTACCCTCGCCACCTTATTTGTCGGCATTGAAATTCACGCTTTAACAAGGATGTTAAATGACACAGACCATCACCCTTGCCCTAAACGGTGAAGCCATCCCACTGAAAAACTTGGCCGTAACGCCCAGTATGATGTTTCAGGACAAAGACCAATCGGGGCAATCCTCCAGTACGGCCGTGGCAGAGCAAGGCATTAAGCCCAAAGAGCTGCGCATCACGGGGATTTTGCCTTTTACGGAACACAAGGCGTTTTCACGCCTTTTTGCGTTAGCGGAAGCCAAAGAAAACGGCAATTTAAAGCGCTATCGTGTGGCCAATTTGACGGCTCAAGCGATTAATTTTCGCATCGGTACATTCACCAATTCCATTGATGCCAGCAAAATTGAAGGGAAACAGGCGTGGCAAATTACTTTTACCTTGCGTGAGCATTTATCCGTTTCAGAAAAACGCGAAGCTCGCGCTAACAGTAAAGTGGCCAGCAAAACACAAGGGGGCAGTGCAACAAAAGGCGCTCAATCAGGGGCATCCGATGAAACCGAGCAATTAACCTGGTTTGAAGAAAAAGTGTTAAAACCGATTAACGATTCGTTGGAGTAAAGGGAATGAAACCCATCAATCGACTGTATTTATCCGGTGATGAAATTCAAGTCACCGATATCAACATTATGTTAGAGCTCTCTGCCGCAGGTCGCGGCTTTGTAACCGTGAAAACCGATGAGGACTACACAGGCAAATTAGTGCGCCTCGATGTCGGTTATCCCGAATTATTATTGCGTTATTTCACAGGGTTTGTGGAGCGCTCGCAGCCCTCAGCCAACGGGTTTCAACGGCTATTTATTCGTGAACTGGTTGGCGTGTTTGAACGTGAATGGCCATGTTCTTTTCAGCATCCCACTTTGCGCACTATTGCCGAACACCTGCAAAAAGAAAGCGGCTTAACCTTTCAATTACCTGATGCGCCTTATGTGAATGAGCCTATTCCTCACTTTACCCACAGCGGCACGGGCTATCAGTTATTGGCCAACTTAGGGCATGTGTTCAATATTGATGACTATGTGTGGCATCAGCTCCCTAATGGCCATGTGTATGTGGGCAGTTGGCCACATTCGCTATTTGCCAATAAACCCGTAGAAATTCCCAATGAATTTGCCAACTCGCAGGCAGGTGGGAACAGTATGACCATTCCGATGGTGCAATCATTAAGACCAGGCGTAAATACCAACGGCAAACGCCTGCACAAAGTGAACCTTATCAATGAAGATATGGCGCTCACGTGGGCAGTCATCAATAAAATCACTGGAAAACCCGCTAACAAGAGCCCCGTTCAAAACCAAATCGACAATGCCTATCCTGAATTGGCCGCAGGTTTACACCTACCAAAAACTGCCCGTATCGAAGCCCATAGTGAGCCCGTTCGTGCCGGTGATATTTCTGACCCGTACCGCCCACGCTATGCGGTGGATGTGCAATTATTGGATGCTGACGGGAACCCATCCAGCGCCCCAATTTACCGTGCGGTACCATTGCCGCTGCCAATGGCAGGGGGCGAGAGTGGCTTATTCCAATATCCCCCCGTGGGTACCGTCGTGGAAATTGCCTTTGAAGGTGGCCGACCTGATAAGCCATTTATTCGCCAAACTCTTAGCCAGGGAAACTCGCTACCCGATATCCAAGCAGGGGAACAATTGCAGCAACAGCGCCAAGAGGTTTCCCAGCGCATTACGCGAGATGGTAGCTGGCAACGGCAAACTGACCAGACCATTAGTGAGTCATCCATGCATCGACAAGTTACCGCAGACACCGAACAGCGCACCTTAGTCACCCGAGACACCACGATTCAAGCCACCGATAAAACGATGGTGCTTGGCACTGCAACATTACTGGCAGGCGCTATCCAGCAAATAGCCGATGGTGATTACAGCATTGCATCAAAGGGCAGCTTTGTAGCCAGCATCGGCAAAAAAGCAGAGATTGATATTACCGAAGATATCACACTCACCATTGGCCAAAAGCTGATTGAAAAGGTTGGCGCACTGAAGCAAAGCATCGCAGGCACCAAACAAGAAATCATTGCACCGGTTGTTTGGATTGGTAGCCAAGAAATTAATGTGGCGCAACTGATGATTGATACATTGGATATTGTGAAAGAGTTGGCCGAACTCACCGCCAACCACAGCCACCACAACACAGGAGCGCCATTGAATGCCAATGCCATCAAAGGCACAGCAAATAAATCAGATGGCTTGAAAGAAAAGTATCAGCCAGTTATTGGTTAATAAAGTTTTAGTCCAACTCTTGCCCACAGCCGTGGGCTTTTTTATACCTGTAATTTAACAGCGTGTAAGCTACTCTCAGAACACCAACCATCAAACCACATTAATCAACCTTTTATTTGGATCATATCAACAGCATGGCGCAGATGCAGCGCTACCCCACGAAATAAAGTCCTCTACCACGTAAAATGCACTACACCGCACCCGCCTGCGCGTTTTGGATCATAAAATTATTTCAGTTTTAAAATTCTACAAACTATATCGCCAAGCCGCGCCAATACTAGGGAGTTGCCGAAAATCTCAAACTGAAATGTGTGCAAAGAATTTCAGGGAATTTCAGTTTTTGGATCACAAATCAGACCGCGTTAAAAACACAATACAATGAAAAACATAGATAATTTGCATTTTACGTGGAGTTGGTTGGATCACGATATCAACCGCATAATTTCAAGAAGTCAGTAACCGTGCGGCTTGAGAAAAAATGAAATGAGCTATAAAAATATTTGGTAAAACTTAGTGTAACACAGCTTTACAACTATAATTTTTAAACAATTAATAATTTCTTGACATATTAGAAAACAATCGTAGTATGAAAATAGTATCAAAACATTATGATTTTACCAATGATGATTAGGTTTTAATGAAACATAAAACTAATGGAGGTTTTAACATGTTTTTTAATAATGGGATTCAGAGAAGTTTTAATCGTGCAATGTTTGATCAGATGCCGCGTAAAGATCAAGATGAGGTGTTACAGCAAATTTATGACTCTGGCTACTCAGTAAAAGATATCGCTAAGACTCTTAACATGAATCCACAAACATTATACTCCCGCATCGATGCTCACCGTGGTAGGGGAGTCCAGCTGAACCCCAGTAATTAAATAGTTACCAATATAAAGTTAAGGGGGAATGCCCCCTTAATGTTGTTACACTGCTTTGATATCAGCATTACTAACATTTTGACCTAACTGAACTTACAACAGTGAGTAATCGATTATGAAGCATGCGACATAGCTTCTTGCATAAAAACTTCGTGTGATAAGGATTCATTCATAATCATAAAGTCAGTAAAGTTAGCAAGGTGAGTAAAAAATTCATGATTAGAATTTTCGTCTACCATGCAGCAAAACCAAAATCTTCTCTCCGCATCAATACTATCTTTTATTATTGCCCTTGCAATATCATTTTTGTTTAAATCAGCTATTGAAGATAAAGATCTTAATATGCTAAGTAATAAATCAGTTTCAGTATTGATTCTACCAATATAATTTATGCTTATAGATTTACAATGTTCTAATACTATCCTATGAGATGTTACTTTATTTTCTATGATCCAATTAGCTGTTTCGTGGTTCCGATCGGAAATCATAGTATCAAAATAGCAGTCTACGCTATTACCAAAAGTGGTATTTGCCTTATCTAAAGCTTGATTAAAACGCTGACATAGGCTTTCTATCTGGCTTATGCAGTTGTCATCTTTCTGGTTGACTAAGGCATCAAAAGTAGCTTTAGTCATTTTTTGTGTATTCTTAAGGGTCGCAATCAATACCATCAGAGATACAAAGGACAGTGTAGATGCCAGCAGCACATTTATAATAGTGAAAAGGTTTGACCAATTATCGAATTTTGAACTATTAAAATCAGCAACGCCTAAGATACCAGTAACCATAAAAAACATTAGGCTAAGAATTAATACGGCTACTAGCGAAAGTAATAATATAGATTTCAT